GGTTGACCATCCGCATCGCCGCCTCTAGTGCGTGCGGACCTCAGGACATGAGGGCCCTTAGCTCAGTCGGTAGAGCAACTGACTTTTAATCAGTAGGTCGCTGGTTCGAATCCAGCAGGGCTCACCATTCGAACCCACGACAACTAAAGGATTTTTCCCGCTTTGCGCGGGCTGTTGTCGTGCGCCGTTTCGACAAACGTTTCGACATTCATTTCGACAAATGGGGGATCGTTCCCGATCCGTTCTGGCCCGCTACTCCCCCTTGCGCCCTTCGGTTGAAGGGGTGGCGATGCTGTTAAACTGATAGACCAGATCATCGAGAGACAGGCTGTTGTCGTTTCGATCCTCGATCCTGTAAGCGCCCGCCCGTGTATCCAGCTTGATAGTCACATATTTGCAGACGCTGTTGCGAAGCCATGTCCATTCACCAGCACTGACGGACCGCATCCAATCCAGAAGAGCGTCAAAGGTCGCAATCGTGTGGCAATTTGGACGCGGAGCATATGGGCTGGCTTCCCCCTCCCCGGCCTTGGGTAGAGGAAGGGCGCGAATTGCGGCCAGCACTTCGTCAATCTGGCGGTCGCCGTCCTGCGGCGGCCACTCGTGGGCAACAAGCGCGTTCCTGGCTGCAATCGCGCACGCTTCCCGCATCACCTCCGCATCGCTTGCTGCTGGCGTGGAGAACGCAAGGCGGTGGGCGACTATCTCCTGCATCTCCTTACTATCGTCAGCCCAGCCAGCGAGGATCATACGGTCTTCACATGTGTGGAAAATGCCGAGTTTCAAATATAGCTCCCGGTCAGCCTCTATCGGCTCACGATGCAGGGGTGGGGGTGGGGTGGACAGGGCCCGTTCGCGAGCTTCCATCGCGTGTTTCTGGCAACGGATTGATCGCTTGGCCCCAAGCGCACCGTTCATAAACACATTGTCAGGCTCTGGGCAGTCCTTGCACTTGAAGCAATAGAAGCCGGGTGCCCAACCCCACGGACGCAGGTCCAGTTCCTCGCTCATGCCTTATCCCCCTCCAGATTGCAGCGCATCCAATGGTTTTTCAGTTTGGAATAGCTGTTGCGATCTAAGGCGACGGACGCTTCCCACGAGCCGTTCGGATCGGTCAAAACATCGGCATAGAAATCCGGCAGGTCACCTTCCGGTTCAACTTCAACGCGGCCAGATATGGCGGCACGGCGCAGCACCGTGTTGACTGCATCGCGGCCTCCGTTGAAGATAACGCTTTCGCTGGCAATCAGTCGCTCCCCGACAATCTTGTACAGCTTCAGCCCACAAGTGTCGGCAGGAAGCTTGTCAAGCCCTATGGCGCTCATTGCCCCTCTCCCGCCAGATGCTCGCCCGCCTCAATGGCGTCGGCAATGTCGCGGGTCGCTGTGTCGATCGACACGCCCCACTTGCTGCGGTGAACCTCCTGCCGTTCCCGCAGCCACGCAACGATCCGCTGCGCCTCTGTCGGCTGTGGGGTGGCGTAGAGGGGTGTTTCGGTCCAGCCTTTCGGGACATAGGAACGGCGTTCCGTCTGGAATATCGGCGCTTCGTCGGCATGGTCATACCGCCACGCAACCGCCTCCGCCTTCACCGGCTCACGATGCAGGGATGGGGGTGGTTCATCCGGCGATGCAACGCGGCAAGGCCACCCTCCGCACCAGCCCTGAAACTCGCTTTCCAGTCCGCGCTCACGGATGAAGCCGATCATGGAGCGCGCCCATGCTTCGTGGTTCAGCTTGCGCTCGCTCATGCCTTATCCCCCTCCATGGTAACAGGCTCCCCAAAAGGGTTCGGAACAAAGCCAGCGGACCACCGGCGCTTTGCTTCCTTGATCCAACCTTGGGCTTGCGCACGCATCGCCATCACTCGGTCAATGTTGAAAATATCGCTGGTTTCGATGTAATATCGGATCAACATAACGTCGCCGGGTGACCAGCCGGGGCCATCCCACCCACGGTTCATTTGCGCTGCTACCCGTTCCAGAGAGCGACGGAGCGGATCGCTGGCAAGGTATTCAATTTCATCGCCATGGCTGACCAGCATTTCCCGCGCGATGACACCTTTGCGGTTGAGGCATTTCGCTCCAGTTATCGGCATGTCCTTGTTGCTTGGCTCAGTGAGTGTGGCGTATACGTCCCGAATGGGATAAAATCTGCCATCTGCCCGCTCTTGGGCTTGGCGGATCGCGTCGCGATCGCCCCCGTTCAAGTCGCGACATAAGAAATCTAGGATCGCGTATTGCAGAGGCGTTTTAACCCATGGCCTAAGTGGCGTTGGCAGGCCCGCGCTCATTGCCCCTCTCCCGCCAGATGCTCGCCGCTGGCAGCGAACGGATCGTCAGCCGTCCATTCGTTTCCGAGCGGCTGATTGCAGTTATCCCATCCGCCATACTCGTTCATTTCCTGCCAACGCCCCTTCTGTCCGCGCTTTGCCTGTTGGCTGTTCAGCTTATAAGGCTGGAAGCGATAGACGCTGATTACCCGGCGATAGATGACGGTCCCGTCCTTGGGAGGATCATCTGTGCGCCACGCAACGATCCGCTGCGTCTCTGTCGGCTGTGGGGTGGCGTAGAGGGGTGTTTCGGTCCAACCATGCTCGACCATCCACGGAAATTGCTCCGTCAGATATTCGATCATGCCGTCTTCGCGCTCATACCGCCACGCAACCGCCTCCGCCTCCCCCGCTGCTTGCGGGGATGACAGGGCTGCGATGATGCGCTGCCAATCGTGATTTTCGAGGTAAAGGTCTTGTTCGTCATGGTGAACGCCAAGCAGTCTAGTTCTCACCAATTCGGCCAGCTTTAGGCGTTCACGCGCCTCTGCCTCCCCCGCTGCTTGCTTACCGCAGACAGCGCACGGGTTGTTTTCGGGCGCGGGCTTACCTTCGCATCCTGAGCAGACAGTCGCTTGCTGGGCTGACAGGGTTGCGAGATTGGCGCTAAACGCCTTGAAGCCTTCCTTCGATGGGTTGCAGACGACCAGCTTTTCGCCATCCCGAAAGACAGACACAGAGTAACCAGATGGCGTGTAGATCGTGAACTCACCGTCATCATGTTCAACCGCGAAGTCGGAGAACAGTGGATGATATTCCTTCCACTTTTCCCCACCCCCTTGCTGGGATGGGGGTTCGGGTTGCGTGAGGGCGGCGAACAGCTTTTCCAGTATCTGCCGCGCCGCTACCAGTGTCGGATAGCAGGGGTGACATTCGGGATCGTCGGCATAGTGCGCGCCATTCGCCAGCGCCTGCTCAACGTCCTTGATCCGGGCGAACTGCCTTTCCGCTTCGATCAGCCTCGTTTCTGCTGCGAGTGGCTGGGATGTGGGGGAGGAGAGGGCGGACAGGATCAGCTTGAACGCATCCTCGGCAACCGGGCCGGTGCGGATCGGCTTGCCAAGCAGCGCGTCCAAGTCAGCCAGCAATTTACGCGCTCGGTCCTTCTCCCCCTCGTCGGTCGCTGCTTGCTGGGGGAGAGTGGATAGGGCTTGGCGGAAGCGATCAAGAGCGGGATCGACATGGCCCATCCAGTCACGAACAAGGTCGTCGTATCCACCATCTGTCCATGAAAGATCATCGATGCGGTCGAGAAGAAACCGGCCCGCATCCCGTAGCCCCTGATACTGATGGATGGGGGGTGCGGTGCGGTTATGCGCCTGCATGACGCACAGAGCGGCCCAAGCCTTGTCCGTGTCGGTAGCCGCCTGCTTAATGGCGATCTCGACCTTCTGGCAAAGCGTCATTTCCTCGGCCATCGTCATTCTCCCCAATAGCTCATATCAGCATCCGCGCACTCTTCCGGCGTTTCGCAAAGCGGCCCGCCATGATCTTCCCAATAGGTGGGCGCGGTATCGTCGGCATATTCCGCGATGCTCTCGCCATCATCGAAATGAGTGCGCGGGTGGCAGCGCTCCAGCATCCGCGCCTTGAAGCGGCGGCAGAACTCTTCCTTCTCCAGCGCCTCTCTCAGCGCAGGCTCTTGAAGCCCTTCATGGGGGTGGGTCATCAATCTCCCTTTCCTTCTTCCCGGGCGCCGAGCTGCTCGATGTGCTCGCGGCGCTTGAGTGCGATGCGGCGGCCCTTCTCGGCCGTCGCCTTGTTGTAGGTGCGCGTCTGGGCGAGCGTCTTGTGGCCGGAGATCGGCCGGACATCGACCTCGCCCGAATCGCCGATTTCGGTGATGCCGCCGTGCCGGAACCCGGTGAACGTCATCGCCTTGGGCAAGCCCGCCTTGTCGCAGATGCGCCGGTGGACGGTGGACAGCCAGCGCGGGTCGAACGGCTTGCCGGATCGCTCATCGACGATTATCGGCCCGGTCGGCTGGTCGAGCTCGTCCCGCGGCGCGCGGGCGCGCAGGTCGCGCAGCTCCTGCTCCAGGTCGGGATATAGCTCGACCGTCTCGCCATCGACCTCGATCGTCAGTTCCAGCCAGACCGGGTTGCCCGTCTTCCGCTGGTTGAGCGCGATGGCAATGCCCGGCTTGTAGACGGACCATTGCAGCCCGGCCGGCGGCACCTTGCCCTCCCGCTCCTTCTCTTCGTCAGGCCAGAGGCCAAACACTTGGCTGACGCGCTGGCAGCCCTCGAAGCAGATCGCGGCGGCGGCGGCCATGTTCTGATAGCCGAGTTCGCGCGCCGTCGCGCGATAGAGGTCGTATTCGGCGCGGCTGGTCGCCCGGTTCTCCCCGGCGGCGGTGCTCTTGATACCCATGCCCGCGAACGGGTTGGTGTTGACGCCGGTCGTCTTGTTGTAGCGGACCGCCCATTTCCAGACGAGGCGGCAGACCTGCATCGCATAGGACGCCTCGCGCTCGCCCTTCGTCTCCCGCATCTTTTTGTAGAGCCCGTCGACGGACCCGGCATCGAGATTGCCCGCCGCCCAGACGCCGAGCTTGGTGCCGGACCTGGTCGGGAAATCCACCAGCATATCCATCAGCCGCTTATAGTCGCGCTGGGTCTTCGGCTTGTTCTTCGTGAAGCGGTCCTGTTCGCGATACCAGACGAACAGCCAGGCGATCGTGCCCGGCTTGATCGTCTTACGCTCCATGCCAAGGCGCCACTCCCTGAGCGTGTCGTTCAGGGCCTCCGCCTTCTGCACCATCGCATCGAAGCTGGTGCCGAGAGGCGAGGATGCGACCGGGCACGGATGGCCATGCCGAATCACCGGGGTTTCCTTGCCGGTCTTCTTGTCCTTCGTCGGCCGGGCCCAGCTCGGCAGCTTCCAGAAATAGGCATATTCGCCGGACGCAAGGCGAACGCGGCTGACATAGGCCGGGAGTTTGATCGTTGCCTTGCCCATCAGAATTCGGGCGCTCCGCCAGCAGCGGCGCCGAACAGTTCCGCAAGGGCGGCGTCCAGGGTAGAGCGCAGGGCCAGCATCTGACCACGCGGACCGCGCGGGCAGAACTGCACCTTGCCCGACCGCTCCCATTCCTTCATCTGCTCACCGCTGACGCCGGTATAGGCCAGCGCCATTTCGCGGTTCATGCCTGCCGGCCAGTCCGGCAGCTTCTCAAGCGCGAGGCCCATCGGCTTCTTCCTTTTCGCTGGTGAGCGCCCTGGCGTTTTCCGACAGGATCTTGGTTCCGTTCAGATAGATGCGGACGCCGTTGAATATCTGCTTGGCCAGCATCGACCGGGCTATCGCGTCGTTGACGCCGATCCGCCCTGCCCGCAGCGCCTCCAGATCACCGACGAGGCCGGTGATGACGCTCTCCAGCCCAAGCTGGGCCGAGACGGGCGCGCTGACATAATCACGCTGCGACATGGCGGGGCTCACACTGCTGGCGAGCGGCCATGTCATGCAGGGCAACGGTCAAGGCGATTCCACGGCTCACCATCCGGCGATCCATGAATGACCCGGCCGTCGGCTTGCCGACGCCTTCGCTGTACCAGTTCTCGCAATAGGTGCAGATCGGCGCGATCTGGCGTTCCCTGCCTCGCGTGTTCCAGCGCATGCAGATGTTGCGCTCGCAGATGGCGCAGGTGAAATCTTCCTCAGCCACGGGCGACCCTTTCCGCTTCAATCCGCTGCATTTCACGGTCGATGGCGACGCGGCACGACGGCAGCCCCTGCGACGGTGGGGCGCTATCGTGCAGATCGACGTACATATGCCCGAGCATCAGCCGATTGATGTTGTGGTTCATGATCAGCGACCAGCGGTAGGTCGTGCCGCTCTGGGCATTCAGCCGCTCATTGCAGCGATCGAGGAAATCGAGACGGGCCGCATCCGCAAATATCTGGTCAGCGACAGTCCGCCACCAGCCGCTTTCCGGCTCCATCCCGAAGGCGGCGCACAGTTCGGTCACAACGTCGGTCGATTCGATGACCTGGCCGTTGCCATAGACGTGACCCATCTCCTCGCCCGCGAACGACTCCATCAGGAAGAACAGCTTTGCGAGGGCATCGCGCTTATCCATGGCGGGCCTCCATCACTGGCACCCCGTCATGCTGGACACCGTCGAGCAGTCGCCCGGCCGCCTTCTTCCCGACGCGGCGAATCACGTGGAAGCGCTCACCGTGAAAGCCACAGCCGCCCGCCAGATTGAGCCAGCGCGATTTGCCGTGGTCGACATAATCGTTTCTGTAATCGGCGCGCCAGTCAGGATCCTCGCGCTCACGGTCGAGCGAGGCTTCCCACTCGCCCCACTGCTTGAACAGGAATGGGACGCCAGCGGCTTCGCACTGATCGCGCAGGCTCCGCGCCCAATCCGGGTGCATCGGCCGCGCCTTCGGCCCGCTTTCGCCGCCGACGATCACCCAATCGATCTTGCGCTGAAGGTCGCCGTCCCCGCCATTGCGGCGGCAACCGGCATCACGCCCATAGAGGCTGTCGCACGCGCAATCACCCCAGCATTCGGGATCGAGCGCTGTGCTGTCGTCGGACACCTCGGTCAGATCGATCTGCCCCAGCAGAGGCTCGGCCGACAGGAAGCGAACCCCGACATCGACAGCCAGCAGCTTCGAAATGTCGCGGCTGGCCTCTGCCTGGTTGACGATGGTGATTCCCAGCCAGACGTTATCGGGCAGGCCCCCCGCGGCTTCTGCCATCTTCGCGGCATTGCCGATGCGCTTCGTCACCAGCAGCCAGTCGAGGTGGGGCGTCTCGCGGATCAGATGGAACAGCTCGGCGCGCCATTCGGCTGGAACCTCATTGTCGAACACGTCGGCTAGCGAGGCACAGAACACGCGATAGCGGATGCCCAGCCTGGCCGCACGGTTGTTCCAGGCGCGCGGCTGCGTCCATGTCGACGCGGCAGTGTGGCGGCGCGGCTGGCCCGGTCCCCACGGCACGCCCAGGCGGGCCTGCGACAGGTCGGCCGCATAGCAATGGTCGCAGCCGGGGCCGACCTTGGTGCAACCGATCCACGGATTGAAGGTGTGATCGGCCCATTCGATTTTCGTGTTCTCAACCATTACAGCGGCACCCCCAAATGCTTGGCGATGTCGATTAGGTGCAGCGCCTGGCTGCGCGCGTCGTCGAGCGCATCATGGTGGACGCCATCGCGCACCATCGCAGGCGCGCCCGGCAGCGACTTCATCGTGCGGTAGCAGCGGTCAAAGCGGAAATCCCACGGCATCAGGCGCCCGGCCACGCGGAAAGCGCTGCGCATCAGTACATTGTCGAAGCTGGCTCCGTTGCCCCACGTCGGCAGGCTCTCGTCGCCATACCATTCGCGATAGCGGTAGAGCACGACAGCAAGCGGGTGGCGCTCGAGGGCGAGCAACGCACGGCGGGCGGCGGCGCGCTCGTCATCGAACCACCAGAAGACGGTGCGCGCGTCCAGCTTCAGGCCCATCGCCTGCGCATCGCTGGGGTCGATGCCCATGTGGAAGCCGTCGATGATGCCGTTGGCGTTGAACTTCACCGCGCCGATCGATGTGATCAGGGCATCGTCGCCGGTGCCGAGCGTCTCGATGTCGTTCATGACATGCGTGGCGAGGACGGGCGCTTCGACTTCGATATGAGTGGCCTGTTCCAAAATGCTCATCCTTCAAATCCTTTCGACTTAGCGAATTCAATGACCTCCGCCCGGCTGGCGAACAGGCGGCGTCCGACCCGAAATTGCTTTCCATCCGCGAACACCGGCACGAAGCCCTTGCGCCGCAGGAAGGTCTGCGCCTGCTCGAACGGATCCGTCCGGATGCGCTCCGCTTCGTCCATCTTCGCCTTGATCCGCCGGGCCGTGATCCCCGCGGCGCCCCGGTAGCGAGGAGAGGCATTGCGCTCGATGAGCCCGCGCTTGCGCATCAGGATCTGGGCGAGGTTCATGTCGGCATCGGCTGGCACGGGCATGACGTCGCCGATCTGATAGTCGGGGAGCGGGCGTTTCATGCGGCTTCCCGCTCTCCCTGCTCCGCTTCGGCCGGGAACTGCGCGCGCACCAGCGCTTCCGCGATCGGCGGGCAGACGCTGTTGCCGCACTTGGCGACCTGGGCGGTTTTGGTGATGGGCAGCCCGTGGGCGTCCTGCTCGATGATATAGTCCGCCGGGAAGCCCTGCGCGTTGAACAGCTCGCGCGGCGTCAGCATCCGCATGCCGATGTCCACGATCACATATTCCTCGCCGCCGACGGTGACCGTCACCAGCCCGTAGCGATCCTTGGTCGTCACGGTGTGCAGTGGCTCGCCAAGCTGCGGATCTTGGTCCGTGCCATAGTATTTCAGCAAGAACGCGCGGACCTCTGCGGTATGGATGCCGCCTGCGCTGATCGTGTTGAGGGGTTCATCGACAGCGGCGCCGCTGCCCTCGATGTGCCGATCGCTTGTCCCGCGCAGCTTGATCAGGTTCGACGTGACGAGCCGCTGCTGCGACCCGGCCGTGGCGACCGTCGACAACGGAGCATCCGCCGCGCGCCCGGCGAGGTTCTCATTGTTCGGGCCGCCGTTGGCCTGTTCAAGATGCGCGCAGACCACGGCATGCCGGGGCGCGCCGGCCATGACCGTATGCAGCGGCTCGCTGGGATCAACGCCACGGCCGTTCTCCGCGAACTTCTGCATGAACGCCGCGACCACGCAGGCGTCGGCCTTTGTCGTGGTCGTCGGGAATGGCTGCTCAGGACCGACCGGCCCGCTCTGCCCGCGCCGACCGCCGCATCCGACGATCACCGGAGACAGCGCGGCGGTGACGACGCAGTTCTGGTCCTTCTTCGACGCGCAGATAGTGTGCATCGGGTCTTCGACCGAGCGATTCGCTCCGCCCTGCTGGGCATAGGTCGAGAAAGGTGCGATGGCCGCCTCGACCACGCCCAAAGGCGCGGAGCCACCGGGCCGTTTGATGTAGCTGTTGGCGGTGACAGTATGCATCGGCTCATCGACAGCATGGCCGATCGCGCCCGCGCGGAACTTTGTGATGTGCGGCGACACCAGCGCCATCTCACCTCGGTTCGCACCTGTGACGGTGCAGAGCGGATCGGACAGGCCATAGGACCGCCCGGCGCTGCCGTGATGGGTCAGCGGCACGATGAACGGCGACGGATTGTTGATGACGAACTTCATGATGCCGTGCGCGATCCGGCGCAGGGTCTTTTCCGCCAGCGGCTTCTTACGCTCGAAGATCGACGGGCACGGAATCGACCAATCGATGATCTCCGCCGCGGTGCGCCACGGCAGCACCTTACCGCTGACCACGTCGGGCGAACCGGGCTTGCCATGCGTTGGCGCAGGCCAGACGATCGGATTCCCGTCCGACCGGGCAATCATGAAAAAGCGCTTGCGGATGGTTGGCGCGCCGTAGTCGCAGGCCCGCAGTTCCTTCCACTGGATCTTATACCCGGCCTTCCGCAATTCGCGGGTCCACTTGGCGAACGTCTCCCCCGCCCGTTCCTTGATCGGCTTGCCCTCATCGCAGAGCGGCCCCCAGGTGCGGAATTCCTCGACATTCTCCAGCAGGATGACGTCGGGCTTCACGCGCTGGGCCCAGAGAACCACCACCCACGCCAGATCCCGGATCGACTTCTCGCGTGGCTTGCCGCCCTTTGCCTTGCTGAAATGCTTGCAGTCGGGGCTGAACCAGGCGAGCTCGACATGCTGGCCGCCGGTGACTTCCTTGGGGTCGATCTGCCAGATATTGTTCCGAATATGCATGGTGCCGGGATGGTTCACCTCATGCATGCGTATCGCCTGTTCATCATGGTTGATGGCGATATCCACCGCACGGCCCAGCGCTGCCTCGATCCCGGTCGAAGCGCCGCCGCCGCCTGCAAAATTGTCGACGATGATTCCAGCCATCAGTCTGCCTTCCCGATCATTTCATTGTGGACATGCACCAGCGCGCTGACGGCGGCGGTGATAGTGTGGTCGTTGCCAAAGCTGACCAGCACCGTGCGGTCGGCCGGGTCTTCGTCAGCCAGTGCGACGATGTGCAGGCCATTGCCCTGCCAGATCTCGTTCTCCGCCAGTGCTGACGGGTGGCGGTTGCTCTCCGCCCAGCGTTTGCGCCAATTGACGCGCAGGGCGTCGATCATCGCGTTGATGGGATCGGGCGGCGTCAGCGGCACCCCGTCGTTGTGGCAGGCGACGCAGGTCGCCGGATTGCGCCTGCAATGGATGAGACGGCCATCGCCCTGCTTGAAGGCGTGGCACGGCCCCCAGCGCGTCTTCACGATCGTATATTCGTGATGGCCGACCCCGAGTTTCATCAGGCCATTTCCCCGCAGCCGCGCCCGATCCGCTCGCCGTTCACGCCGCCGGTGAAGTCGCGCCAGTGGACCCAGCCTTTCGGGCAGGCGAAGCCCCATTCCCGAACCTTCGGCCCGGTCATGAACAGGGAAATGCAAGGCTCGCCGCCGATCAGCTCAAGGCGGTGGAGCGCCCCCGCCTCGCGGGTCACGACGTCGCCCGGCCCGCGGATGAACTCGCCGTCGGGGGTGATCTCGCGATAGCGCCCGGCGATCACATAGGAGGTGTTCGCCCAAGGGTGATCGTGCAACGCCCGGTCGTCGTCATCGCGCAGGATCTTGTGCAAATAGACGTTCATCTGTTCGTTGCGCGGGACGACCCACCAACGAAGCATGTATGGCGCGTCGGGATCGTCGCCGATGATGAAATCCGGCTGGCGCGTCATTGCGGACAGCGCCCAGGCCGCCATCTCGGCTGGGGTGGCGTAGGAGATGTTCACTTCTCGTCCTTTTCCAATGGGCACGGCACGAGGCCCGCCAGGTCGTTGGAGCAGACGGCGCAATCGCACTCGTCGCTCGCGGGGGATCGTTTGGCGGGCCGACCGGCCTCGACGGCCGACCCGCTGGGGAGGTTTGACGACCGGGAGGGGGAATGGTCGTCCGAGGCTCCCGCCCGGTGCGCGCCAAGGGGGCCAGCGCGCAGATCGGACAGTGGGGGTTTGTTGAGCAGGCGAAGGTGGCGCTCGGTGACGTGGGACGCCCGGGCCGCGATGCCTGCGAGAAGAATGGTTGGGTGCTCGATCACTGGGCGACACCGGTCACGCTGGCGATGAGGCCGCAGACGGCGGCCATCAGCTTGAACGAGCCCAGCCACAGCGCAGCGCCGGTCAGGCAGCAGGCGCCCCAGACAGCCGGGTGCATCGTGAAGCGAACGGGGTCCGGTTCAAAGCGCATCAGCGTGGCTCCATCAGCAGGGCCGCGACGATCTTGTCGCGATAAACCGCGAGATCGTTGACGATCATCCCGGCGCAGATCAGGCCCAGCCACGAAATCGCGGCGCCGACGAGCGGGTAAAGGGCGGCGCTCATGGCATGACCGCCTTCGCGATGATGTCGCTTGCCTTGTCCCGAAAGCAACGGAGGCAATCGCAATCGATATGGAAGTCAGCGGTGCGAATGGGGTTGGCCGTATCGTAATTGCTCACGAACGCACGAAGAACATCGAGCATCGCCGGGGCGGCAGCAGCTAGGCGAGCGTCGGCGCGCCTTTCAAACCGAGCCACGAGCTTGCGCCCGCGCCCTTCGTCCTTGGCGGAAAAGTTCGCGAAGACGCACAGCGCCTCAATAGCCGCTTGCTCGGCGCGCTGCGCATCCGTCCAGCGATTTACCGATGCCGTGCGCAACAGGACGCCCTGCGCCCACGGGCCGGGAGTGTAAACGCCAGCGCTCACGACACCACCGCCAGACGCGGGCGCGCATCGCGCGGGAAAGGGATGACGTCAGCGGATGCCCCCTGCCCGGCCAACTGCTCGGCGGCGATCAACATGCGGCTGGCGCCGTGGATCAGCATCCGGCGCGCTTCGGCCGGGTCGCTCTGCATCAGGGCGTGTGCCACCTGCGCCGAATGGCTGCCGATGTTGACGAAATCGACGGTGCGATAGTCGGTGCGGTCGGGATCGCGCTGGAATGCGCCCGCCTGGCTCAGTGCCTCAGCGAACGCCGATCCGACGGAATAGCTGGTCTGGGACATGGTGATCTCCCCACCTGCTGGCCGACCGGCTGGATGCGCGGCGGCTCAGGTGATGGAGCATCAATACATGCGGCAAATATGCCGTGTCAATGAAAAATGCGGCAAATATGCCTTACATTGTGCGGCATGAATGCGGCACACTGATTCTGCGGCATTTTGCTCGCTTAGTACCCCAAGACGTCTTCCCAAGGGATAATAGGATGTACCGCAGCAACCATAGCTGCGGGCAGTTCAAAATCTATCTCGGGCTTGAACTGATGCAAAACATAGGAACCAGCGCGCTGACGGATCAATTGCTTGACCATCACGGCGTAAATCTCTTCGTGGTCGTCCACACGCCGCCGAAGCTGGACGACGACATCTTCGCCAGGTCGACCACTACGGCTTCCATCGACTAAAACCCTGCGCCCGGAGTCATGCCGAGGCTCCATCGAATGGCCCTGGATAGTGACCACATACATTTTTGGCCGACCCGCTGCGCCGGTAGGGCGCGACATGTAGTCAGTCGGATGCGCCAGATCGACGTCGATTTGTTCAACCCCAAGCGGCGCGCCCTCAACGGTCAGCAATTCTACGTCTGCGCCAAGGGCGGTTCCATACACGGGCAAATCTCTCGGAAGTCTGCGAAATTCTTCTGGGGATACAACAACATCACGAGCCTCAACACGCTCTTGCGCGTCGTTTTTACCTAGCAACCATTCAGGCGTCGTGCCGAGCGTATGTGCTAATGCGGCAAGGCGATCCCCGCCGGGCATCGCTTTCCGAACCCGGATATAGCGGATCGCGTCCGGCTTGCCGGTGGCGTCTATTGACGCTTCGCGTTCCGATAGATTGCGTTCATGCAGCTTAGCCGCAATGCGCTGGATAAGGATTTCGATGTCTTTGGACATGCGGCAATTGTGCCGCGCCGAGACCGGCAAGTCATGCGGCAAATGTGCCGTTGACGATGCGGCATATATGCCGTATATCGACGCCATGGACATGACTTATGAAGCCGCTTTGCTAAAGGTCGCTGACGCATATGCTGCGGAGGCGGCAGCCCATGGCGGCAAGTCACTTGCTCGGGTGGCAACTATTGTTGTCAATCGCGGATCGTTCTTCGATCGTCTGCGTGATGGAGCCGGTTGCTCCAGCCGAAGCCTTGGACGTCTGTTCGATTGGTTTCGCGATCCGAGCAACTGGCCCGCAAGCAGCATCCCCGGCGGTGCCCGCAAGGCGCTTGTGGGGGTAGGACGCCCGGCTCTTCCGGCACCTGCCCAATCGAAGGTTGCAGCATGATGCCCTTCACCCCCGAGCAGGAAGCCCGCATTCGCGAGATCGTGCGCGAGGAGCTTAGCCGCCGCACTGCTGATCGTTCGCGCAGGGTTATTCCTCCGTCCGTGACCGAGGAATTCGTCAATCAGCTTCAAGCAAGCGGCGGGCTCCCGAAAAAATCGCCTGGACGGAGTTAGACATATGCTCCGCTTTTCCGCGCTTCTCGCCTTCGGTCCATTGTCTCGGCAGGTTGTCGACAGATGCCATGCATTCGGCCTCAAGGTCAGCCAGGCCGACCGGGTCGTCTTCAAAAACGCGGACCAGCAGGCGCTCAAGAATAAGGTGCATGGCGTGGCGATGCCCAAATTCGACGTCAGCCTGTTCGCCCATTCCGCTTTCCCTTCGTGTGTTGGTTCCATCTCACACGATAGCCGGACCGGGAGCGCGGTCAATCGCGCTCCCGGCGAGGTAATGGCCTGACGATTTTTCCCCTTGTTCATGGCGACTGTACTGCCGCCCATTCGAAGGTTTCACCATGGAAATGAACGCTTCAAATTCTGACGAGAATGCAAAACGCGTAATCGCGGACACGCTACAGTTGTTCGTCGGGCGCGGGAAGGCGATCAGTTGGGAAGACCTGGCGGCTGCGACTGGCGAAAGGGCAGGCACGCTGCGCACCTATGCCGCGACGCCGCCGGTCGAGATGTCGGCCCCGCTGATGATGCGCGTATTCGCTATCCTGCCGTCCGCAGCCTGGGCGCGCATCAACGCCGCTATGGGCTTTTGCGCCCCGCCTCGCATTGAGGATGAAGAAGCGGCCTGCATGCGCCGCGCCCTCGCGCAGGCGTCCCAACTGGTAGCGGACGGCAATGAGTATCTGGCGGACGGCATCATTGATCCGGGCGAGCGCGCCGCGTTCTCCCGTACCGCCGAGGCGCTGATCCCGACCCTTCGGGCGCACATCATCAAGGAATAACCCTGAGCGGGCGCGACAAGCCCTGGAGTGAATGGACCATGACCTGCGCAACTAGCGCGGCGCTGGCGCAGGCCGGTTCCGCGAACGATCTTTCTTTGCCTGCTACAACGACCGTCGCCATCATCGGCGCGGCCACGCTGTATCTGGGCGATTGTTACCAGATCCTGCCCCGCCTGGGCTGGGTTCCGAACCTCGTCACCGACCCGCCCTATGAGTTCCGCGCCGAGGGTGGCGGGCATTATCGTTCCAGCCGGACCGGCATGGACGAAATACTTGCAGACGGACTCTCCAGCGGTTTCGACCACAGCATCATCAACCCGTTGCTCTGTGGATCGGCTATCGTGTTTTGCCACAATGACCAGCTACCGAAGCTGCTCCCGTACCTCGACGGCAATTTCAAGCGCCAAGCGGTCTGCATCTGGCGGAAGAAAAACCCCCAGCCCGTGGCGAACAAGCACTATCGCCCGGTCATGGAATTCTACGTCCACGCGTGGAATGAGGATTTCCACCCGCGTGGCACACTGGACGACCTCGATCGCGAGATAGTTGCGATGTCGCCGCGCGGCGAGGCGAAGTTCGGCCATCCGACGGTCAAGCCCGATGCGGTGATGGACAAGATCATCACCAACTGCGCGCCCGGCCTGATCTGCGACCCCTTCATGGGAACGGGCAGCACCGGTGTCGCCGCTGTGAAGGCGGGCCGCCAGTTCATCGGCATCGAGAAGAACCCCAAGCACTTTGCGACCGCCTGCGCCCGGCTGGCCGAAGCGCAAGGTCTGGAGCGCGCCGCATGAGCCGCCGCTACCGCCGCCGCACCTTCGCCGAGGTCACCGCGCAGGCCCGCGCCGCGGAACGCGCGCAGGTCGCCGAGTTCGGCCGGTGGCAGATCGCCGCCGTCAACAATCTCATCGCCGTCGGGACGGTCGACACGGAGAGCGGATCGCTCCTGTGCGCCCGGCTGGCCGCCTTCGTGGAGCAGGTTGAGCAGGGCCTGCATCTCACCGGATCCGAACCTGCCTCAGGAGAAAAGCAGTGAACAACCAGGACGGCCCCGGCGACGGGGATTTGATCGAGCAGCACGCCGCCGACGGCGGTCGCCGATTCCCCGCGGCTTCCACCCTATCCGACCTCATCCTCATGCTGAAGGATGGCCAGTTCAATGCGGACAGTTGCGAGCCGCTGCGGGAATTCGCCACCAAACTGGAGGCGGTCGGCATCGACACCGGCAAGAAGGCCAAGGGCAAGATCACGCTGACGATCGAGGTCGATTATGACCACGACCGCGAGTTCTCGGTGCTGACGCCCAGCCTGGCATTCAAGCTGCCCGTCGAGAAGCACGGCGCGACCGTGGCCTGGTTCACCAGCGACGGCCGGCTCAGCCCCAACAAGCCGAACCAGGGGAACCTGTTCGGCGCCATCCGCGAAATCAACACCGAAGCCCGCGTCGTTCGCGGCTGAACAAGGACGTAGACATGACCGATACCAAGACTGTTGCCGACCGCACCGGCGAATTGATGGAAACCGCCTTCACGGTTGCCGAAAATCATATCCAGGCGAAGCCGATCGAACTGGCCGACCCGCGCGACGGCACGCTCGCGCATTTCGCCATGACGCCCGGCGGCCTGACCCCCGTGTCGCCGAGCTCGTGGGATGCCTTCCGCCCCTTCCCGCTCCACCGTACCGGCATCGTGGCGCTGACCCAGCTTCAATCCTTCATCGATCTGGTGAACCGGTTCAAATTTCTGCATTCGGCGATCTTCGCCAGCGACGATTTCACGAAGCCGTCGCTGACCGCGATCTTCGATTATCATCCGGACAACGCCGAGACAGATGGCGAGGTATCGGTGAACCCCGTTCAGGCCATGCGCCATAAGGCCAGCTACGCCTTCCCGCTGTCCAAGGAATGGCAGGCCTGGATCAACATGAACGCGAAGCCGATGGGCATGGGTGATTTCGCCCGGTTCATCGAAGACAACATCGTCGACGTGTCCGCCGACCCCGTGGACGTCTTCGCCAAGGCATCGCAGGATTTCGTCAGCGCCAATCGCGGCTCGCTCGCGACACCCTCCAAGCTGGTCGAGATCTCGCGCGGGCTCCAGGTCTATGAGCGGGCCGTCATCAAGGAAGCAAAGAACCTGTCCACCGGTGAAGCTCAATTCACCTTCGACAGCGAGCATACGGACGGCGACGGCAAGCCGCTCACCCTGCCGACGATGTTCTCCATCACCATCCCGGTGTTCGCCCGCTCCGTCGACGTGTTCCGCCTGATCGCCCGGTTCCGCTACCGGAAGACCAGCGACGGGCTGCTGTTCTGGTACGAATTGTGGCGTCCCGATCTGACGTTCGAAACGGCGTTCAATGAGGCCCTCGAAGAGGTGGCCAGCAAAACCAGCCTGCCGATCTTCGTCGGCGCTCCCGAATAATCCAGCAACCCGGCGGGCATCCGAGAGGGTGCCCGCCCTCATGATCGGTGATCGTTATGGCATCTCTCTATATCCGCGCCCGGCTGGTGAACGCCTATCGCCGGGTCTTCCCGCATCCTGCCGTCGTCGCCCAGCGGGAACGTCGCCGGGTGGCCACCAAGGCTGCCGCCAGTTCGCACGCTGCCCATCGCGCCGCCGTGCGCGCAGAGGCCGCCCGCCTCCGTGGGGAGACCCAGAACTGATGTCGACCACATTCCAATGCGAGGGCGGCTGCGGCCGGGAGATAGAAGAGAGGCCGCGCCGCAAGACGCGGTTTTGCCGTTCGTGCTGTGGCCGCGTCCACGGCAGCAATCCCGATCGCGCGAAGAAGTCCAGCGCAGCGATGAAGCGCCGGATGGCCGACCCTGCGTTCAGGACCGCCCATGTCGAGCGCACCAGCACCGCCCTGCGCGCCAAGATCGCCAACGACCCCCAGGAGGCAGAGCGCCGTCGTGAATCCGGTCGTGCGCTTTACCGCTCAGGCCTTGGCCATGCTGCCCAGCCGCCCGGCTCCGCGCCCCGTATGCGCGTCGGTCGGTTGACGACGGAACGACACCTGAGCTGGTGCCCGGAACATCTACGCGACGTGTATCGCGACCTGACCAACCGCAAGGGCTATCTGGCGGCTGACGCCCGGCAGGTGGTCGAAGCCGAGATGGAACGGGAACGGGCGAACCGTGGCCGCCGCCTCAGCTTCGACGAGCAGCTTCGCCGCGTGCAGAATGGTGCTCGCCTCGTCAGCAGGTTCGAACCCCGCGCCGCGGACCACGGCTTCACCTTGGGCGGCGTCGCCTCGGGGATGATCTGATGGCGGCCGCTTGGTTCATGAAGGAGCCGCGCAAGCGCACGGGCGGCGGCAGTCGTGCCGGCGGCATGGCCGAGCGGCCGGTGCAGCGCGGCGCTATCCGTCTGCTCGCTATGCAGGGGATTGAGGCCGTGCATGTCCCGAACGGGGTGCGCTTCACCGGCGACAAGCTGGCGCGCATCAAACAGGCGGCAGCATTCAAAGCGGATGGCCTGCGCGCGGGCTTCCCCGACCTGATCCTGTTCAACCGCAAAATGACGCTCCAGGTCGGCTTTATCGAGGTGAAGCGCGAGATCGGCAACGACCTGTCGGAAGATCAGGAAATCTGGCGTGACGACCTGCGCGCCTGGGGCTTCCCGTGGGCGATGATCCGCCAGCCGGAAGAGGCCCTGACCGTCGTGCGTGAATGGGGGTGGATCAAGTGAGCGTTCGCGTGATGTCCCTCGTCTGGGAAATCAATCTGCCCGACAGCGAGAAGATCGTGCTTCTCGCCCTGGCCGACTGTGCCAATGACGAGGGCCAGTGCTGGCCGTCCATGGCGACGCTGGCGCGGAAGTGCAGCAAGACCGACCGCACGGTGCAGGCTGCCATGAAGAGCCTCGTGACGGCTGGGCATGTGACCCGCATTGAGGTGCCTGGGCGCGGATGCCGATATTGCGTTCATCCCGTCATCGCCTCCGAAAAGGCTTCGCCCCCGAAGCCGCTTCCCCCCGAAGCCGCTTCCCCCCGAAAGCGCTTCCCCCCGAAAGGAGCAACGGGAACCCCCGAAGCCGCTTCGGACAAACCGTCAAGAACCATCATACCCTCAGATGCTGACGCATCTTCGGGGAAGCGCGCGACGCGTCTCCCCGCCGACTGGCAACCCGATCTGTTCCAGCCCGGTACGGTCGCGTTCGACACCGTCAGCCGCTGGGAGCCAGGCATGCTGGAACGGGAGCTGTCCAAGTTCCGGGACCATTGGGCGGCGGCGAGCGGCTCGACCGCCCGGAAACATGACTGGCAGGCCGCATGGCGGACCTGGGTGATCAAATCCGACGAATGGCAGCAGAAGCGAGGATCGAATGCAGGGTATCGGAACAGCAGCACTGGCGGTGCTGGAGGGCAGCATGGAGACGGCTTCGACGAAGCCCTCGGCATTGTCGCTGCTCGAGGATCGGGAAATCGTCGCACCGGCAACCGTGGCTGAGGCTCGCGCCCTCCAGGCATGGGCCGAACGGCAACCGGCCCAACCGGATGCGCGAACAAGCCCGGAAGAGCTGGCGGAACAGATGCGCTATCTGCGCTCGATCCTGCCCAGCCGCCCGACGGACATCGACACAGGGAAGCGGCGCGTGGCGGTCTACACCCAGATACTCGGCCGCTACGCGCCGGAATCAATCCGGCGCATGGTGGAGAAGGCCGCAGAGACGTGCCGCTTCTTTCCGACACCAGCCGAATGCGTCGCGATCCTCGAGGCATTCGTCAGCCCGCCCACAGATCGCGATCGCGCGCTGAGCATGTGTCAGCAATTCTGGCAAAGCCGGTTCGACGACTGGCTGGCCGAGCTGCGCGATCCCGATGCATCTGACGCTGTTGTCGATGCAGTGCCCGAACAGTGGCGGCGCATAGCCATGGAGCGCGGATTGCTGCGCTGGGTGGAAGCGGAGGAACGCTATGTGATCCGACGCAAATCGGTGGGGGCACAGCCATGAACATGAAGGCAGCGCGCCGCGCGTCCGGCCTTACGCTTCGCCGGTATGCCGCCGAGATCGGCGTCACCGTCAACACCGTCCGGCGCTACGAGCAGGGCAAGCGCGAACCGACCGAGCAGCGGGTCATCGCGATCGAGCAGCTATTGACCCGGCAGGGCGTCAATCTGGCGGAAATCGAAGCGCAGCGTTAGAACAAGCATAGAACGGAGTGAGCGGGGACATGGCGGACAAGCCGAAGTTTGAAATCGTGAATCGGCTGGGCGAGGTCTTCGAGGGCGCGAGCCCGGTCGAAGCGCGCACGGCCATGATCGTGGCGGCGCGGCAGGCGCTGGTCGATGATGCGCGGCGCTGCCCGGAGGCGGTCACGGCGCTCAATGCCCGGCTGGCGCGCATGGATGCGGCCCGGAAGCGCGAGCGGCAACGGATCGACCATCTCGTGCTCGGCCTGCCGCGCCCGATCGAACGCGTGACGGAGGGCAAGCGGAAAGGCCGCAGCAGGCCCAAGCTGATCGAACGCCCCATTCGGCTGGAGCCCGGCATCGAGGAAGCGATGCAGGTCAAGGAAGCGTGGAGCCACAAAGCCTATGGCACGCCCGAGACATGGGATCGCTCGACGCGCACGCATGATGGATCACTCGTCCAGCTTCACCGCAACGGGACCATCGATAAGGACCAGCTCGAATGGGCGGCGCAGATCGCGAACGTCTATCGCAGCCTGGAGGCCGACGTCGCGGTGAAGGTCGCCAGCCTGGAGGCGCGCGTCGATCAGTCGAAGCGCCACGGCGGCATGGCGGCGGAAAGCGTATATCGAGTGCGCATGCATCTGGCCTATGGCTATTGGCGCGACATGCTGCCCCTGCCCCGGCAGATGGTGCTCGACATGGTCGTTGGCGATACGATCGGCTATTCCGTCGCTGCTCATCGGTATCGCGTCCATAAGCGCAAGGCCAAGCGTTTCCTGCTCGATGCGCTGAACCGCTGGCCTGCGTGTGTCGCCCATGCCTTTTCCATGGTGGACCGGTCCACGGTGGATGCGCTCAATGCCGGGCAGAAGGTCGTTCCCGGCTGGCTGGATGGGCCGATCAAGAAAGATTTGAACACGATAGCAGGCGATCTCCCGCCGGCGGGCAAGCCCATCCTGATCGGCATGGACTTCGCCGCTGGCGAAGGACCGAGGCCGATTGATCCCGAGTTCTTGGACGAGCGCGGATTGCTGAAGGAGTGGAAGGAGATAGCCGACATCATCCGCGCGCGCTTCGGCACGGTAGAGGATGAGGCCGCATAAACAACGCCGTTCACTTTTTGGCTTGCAAGTGGCCCCGAAATGTTCCAAAAACGGCCTTGGAAAATTATGCCCGCTGTTGATCGCAGCGGGCATTTTTCGTTTCAGCCGGAGGCCGCCATGACCACCACCGTCACCATCACCACGCACAGTTGGCCGGTCGAAGTGACGACCACCGATGACTATGATCTGGAAAGCGGGCATGTCTATCATGCGGCCACCAGCACCATGGGCCCGAACAGTTCGCAGACGTTCCACCTGAGCAGCACGCGGTCCCTGTCGTTCCGCGAGTTGCCGATCCCGCACACCAATGCCGAGCAGGCCGCCGAATAGTAAGGTTCGGCCACGCGAGCGCGTCGAGCGTCTGCGTGGCAGGGCTGGGCAGGCTCAGCGCCGCCGCCGCCTGGAGGCTGAGCCGCTGTGTCGAGACTGCAAAGAGCGCGGCATAGTCACCGCCTCGACCGTGCCCGACCACATCACGCCGCTGGCACAAGGCGGCACGGACGATGACAAAAACATCAGGTGCCTCTGTGGCCCTTGCCACGATGCTCGCACGGCCGAACAGTTCGGGCATCGCCAGCGGCTGGGGTCGCCTGTCGGGGTCGACGGGTGGCCGATCGAGTGACCCCGCCGCCTCTCCCAGGGGGGGGTAGGTCGAAAGTCAGAGCCCCCTTCGGGCGGACACCGGCGCGACCTGAAATTCGCGCAAAGCCAGATTGATTGTCTGAAAGGTCCAATATGGCGACCAGGGGAGCGAAGCCCAAGGCGGTGAAGCTGCGGCTGGTCGATGGCACGCACCGCCCGACGCGACACGGCGCCGCGGCAAAAGCGAAAGAAGCGGTCGAAGAGGCTGCTACTACATTCGGCAAACTCACCAAACCGTCGTCGTTGAAGGGCGCGGCCGCCGTGGCTTGGAAAAAATTCATCGAGCCCGCCGGGTGGCTGGACGGATCCCGCGAACCTGCGGCGATCGCGTTTTGCGAACTGTGGCGCGAGTTCACTTTCAACCCGACCGGTTTCCCGGCGTCGAAGCATGGCCAGATGCGCGCTTACATGAGCGAGCTGGGCCTGACCGACGAGCGCAATCGTGGGGATCATGGCAGCAAAAAGGAGGAAGACGAGTTCTTCGGTTCCAACTGACCGGGGCACGAAGTGGGCGCAGAGCGTGGTGGCGGGTAAGGTGGTCGCTGGACCGCATATCCGTAACGCATGCCGCCGACATCTGGACGATCTGATCAATGGGCCGAAGCGGGGGCTGACCTATTCGGTCGAAAAAGCCGAGCGCGTGCTGCGGTTTTTCGAGACCCGGCTGCGACTGAACGGCGGGCAATTCGAGGGCAAGCCTTTCATCCTGCACCCTTCGCAGGCTTTCAAGCTGTCATGCATTTTCGGTTGGCTTCGCGCAGATGGGACGCGGAGATTTCGACGAGCCTACATCGAGGAGGGTAAGGGCAACGGCAAATCGCCGTTCGCGGGCGGCGTCGGCCTTTACGGCATGATGGCCGACGATGAGCCGGGTGCAGAGATATATGCCGTTGCCGCTCATCGCGACCAGGCGCGAATTTTGTTCAATGACGCCGTTGCGATGGTGGAGCAGTCCCCTGCCCTTGATCAGCGGATCACAAAAAGCGGTGGCCCTGGCAAGGTTTGGAACCTCGCCTGGCTCGCTAAGAGTTCGTTCTTCCGGCCGCTGAGCCGCAGCGCGGGGAAATCAGGATCGGGCCTGCGCCCGCATATCGGCCTTGCCGATGAAATGCATGAGCATCCAAACCGCGACGCGGTGGAGATGATCGAGCGCGGGTTCAAGTTCCGCCGCCAGCCGTTGCTGCTGATGATCACCAACAGCGGCACCGACCGCAATTCGATCTGTTACGAGGAGCATGAGCACGCCGTCAGGGTCGCCGCTGGCACTATGACGCCAGGCGAGGATTTCGCCTATGTCGGTGAGCCGATTGATGACAGCACGTTCAGCTTTGTCTGCTCACTCGATCCGAACGACGATCCGCTCAACGATCCGACCTGCTGGGTTAAGGCAAATCCCCTGCTCGGCACGATCTTGAGTCATGATTATCTGCGCGACGTCGTTGCTCAGGCCAAGGCGATCCCCGGCAAGCTGAACGGCATACTCCGCCTGCATTTCTGTGTGTGGACAGACGCGGCTTCGGCTTGGATGTCTCGCGCTATCCTGGAGCCATGCCTGGCGGACTTTGATCCGGCCGAGCATTACGGGAAGAAAATTGCGAACGGTCTCGATCTTTCACAAAGCCGCGACATCACCGCCAAGGCCAGCATCGTCGTCACCGGGAGCGTCGAGGTCGAGGTCGAGGTCGAAGGCGAGAAGAAGATCGTCACCAAGCCGACCTATGATGCTTGGATCGAAGCATGGACGCCCGGCGACACCCTGGAGGAACGGTCCACGCGCGATAAGGCGCCGTATAATGTTTGGGCGAAGCAAGGACACATCGCGGCGCCGCCAGGCCAGAGCATCAGGTTCGACCATGTCGCCCAGTCGCTCGCGGATGATGACCGGAATTTCGACATCGTGGCGGTCGGGTATGACCGGTACGCGTTCCGGCAGTTCGAAAATGAGTGCGCGCAACTGGGCTTAAGTATTCAGTTTGTCGAACATCCGCAGGGTGGCACGAAAAAGGGCAAGCCGACCGAAGCGATGATCGCTGAGGCGAAGGCGAACAAGGTTGAGCCCGAAGGGCTATGGATGCCCGGGTCCGTTCGCGAGCTTGAAAGCGCCATGATGGAGCGCCGGATTCGCATCAAGCGCAATCCGGTTCTGATCTCGGCAATGATGAGCGCCGTGACGGATGCTGATCGATGGGGAAATTATTGGCTCGCGAAGGAGCGTGCCGTCAACAAAATCGACGCCGCCGTTGCGCTCTGCATGGCGATCGGTGTCGCATCGAAGGTTCCGCAGCAGCGCGAAGCCGCATTCCAGATGCTGATCCTCTGAGGGAACATCATGCAAAATCGAGCCTATTCCTTCATCACCATCAAGGCGATGAACGAGGAAGACCGTATTATCGAGGGCATTGCCACGACGCCCGCGCCCGACCGGGTCGGCGACATCGTGCAGCCAATGGGCGCAAAGTTCTCACTACCCCTACCCTTCCTCTGGCAGCATAATCACGAAGAGCCTATCGGCCATGTGATCGAAGCCACCCCGACGAAGGATGGAATCAAGTTCAAGGCACAGATCGCCAAGACCGACGAGTCCGGCAAACTGAAGGATCTGCTCGACTTCGCTTGGCAGTCGATCAAAATGAAACTGGTCGCCGCCGTGTCCATCGGCTTCCGGCCGGTGAAATATGCCTTCATAGCCGACGGCGGCATCGATTTCGAGGAATGGGAGTGGTTCGAGCTCAGCGCGGTGACCATTCCGGCGCAGGCCGAAGCCACGATTACCTCCGTCAAGTCCATCGACGCGGGACTGCGTAAATCCGCCGGTGTTCCCGATCCTGAAATTCCTGCTTCTGGCACGCCCGCCGCGTCCGGCAAAACGCGCGTCGTGAAGCTGAATGATCCTGCCCGCGACCGGGCCGAACCCTTTGTTATTCGCTCCATCAAGCGGACCTGATCAAGGACAGACCCGATGAAATTCGCCGAACAGATCAGCGCGTTCGAAACGAAGCGCGCTTCGCTGGTTGCTGCCAACCAGACCATCATGGAAAAGGCTACCGCCGAGGGCACCACGCTCGACGCCGCCCAAAAGGAAGAATTCGACGGCAACGCCGCCGACATTGTCGAGATCGACGACCACCTGAAGCGCTTGCGCGCCATGGAAAAGGCGGCCGGCGAGACCGCCACCGCCGTCGATACGCCGGAAACGCTGGCGCAGGGCTCCGAAGTCCGCGGCGGCGGTCGCATCGAGGTGAAGGGCGCCAATCTGCCCAAGGGCACTACGTTCACTCGCTATGCCATGGCGCTCGCCCGCTCGAAGGGAAACCTGATGCAGGCCGCGGAGATCGCCAAGGGATGGCGCGACAGCACGCCCGAGGTCGAGACGATCCTGAAGGCTGCTGTCGCAGCCGGCAACACCACCGACGCCGCCTGGGCGAAGCCGCTGGTCGAATATCAGAACATGGCGAGCGAATTCGCGGAACTGCTGCGCCCGGCGACGATCATCGGCCGTATTCCGGGCCTCCGCAATGTGCCCTTCAACATCAAAATTCCTCGCCAGACCGGCGGCTCGTCCGTCGGCTGGGTGGGTGAAGGCAAGCCGAAGCCGGTTAGCGCGCTGTCGTTCGATCAGGTCAGCCTCGGCATGGCAAAGACCGCGGGCATCGTCGTCATCACCGACGAACTCGCGCGCGCATCTTCGCCGTCCGCCGAGGGCGTTGTCCGCGACGATCTCGTCGCTCAGACCGCGCAGTTCCTCGACAGCCAGTTCGTGGACCCGGCGAAGGCCGCTTCTGCGGGCGTGTCCCCGGCCTCGATCACCAACGGCGTGACGCCGGTCGTCGCCAGCGGCACCGATGCCGACGCCGTTCGTGCCGATGCCAAGGAACTGATGGGCAAATTCCTGACGGCCAACCTGTCGCTGGCGGGCGCCGTCTGGATCATGACCGAGATGCAGGCCTTGGGCCTCGCGCTGATGACCAACCCGCTGGGGCAACCGGAATTCCCCGGTTTGCAGATCAACGGCGCGAGCGGCGGCACGTTCATGGGCCTCCCGGTCATTCTGTCGGAAAACATCCCGGCAAATGCGACCAGCGGCAGTGAGGGCACCCGCATCATCCTCGCCAAGGCCAGCGAAATCCTACTTGCCGACGACGGGGAAACGATGCTGGACGTGAGCTCGGAAGCGTCTCTCCAGATGGACAGCGCTCCGGACGCCGCTCCGTCGGCCACGACCGTGTTCGTCTCGCTTTGGCAGATGAACATGATCGGTATTCGGGCCGAGCGCTACATCAACTGGGCGAAGCGCCGCGCGGGCGCCGTCCAATACATCGACAGCGCGAACTACGGCGGCTGATCGCCATAATGGAAATGCGCCCGGCTGCCTCAGCGCGGCCGGGGCATTCTTGGAGGCTCATATGAAGCACCAATCCTATTTCACCCGTGCGATGAAGGCGAAGGATCGCCGGTTCGCTCGCGTGTTCGGCAAGCTCGGATACCAGACGGCCGACATGGCGGCCTCGGATGAGCAGGTCGAGCAAGACATCGATGCGCTGCGCGACACATATTTTGAGGTGATCGGCAAGCGCGCCTATCATGGCTGGGATGCTGAGACGCTGATCGCGAAGATCGCTGAAAAGCGCGCGGAAGGATGATGCGCATCCTCGGCTATAACATCACGCGTGAGAAGTCCGCCGGACAGATGTCTGGCGTCGACAACCGCGGATGGTGGCCGCTGATCCGTGAGTCCTTCACTGGCGCGTGGCAGCAAAATGTCGAGGTGAAGGCGGACAGCGTCCTTGCCTATCATGCCGTGTTTTCATGCCAGACCCTGATCGCCTCCGACGTCGCGAAACTGCGCTGTAAGCTTGTGGAGCAGGATAACGACGGCATCTGGTCGGAAGTTTCGAATCCGGCCTACAGCCCCGTGCTGCGCAAGCCGAACCATTATCAGAACCGTATCCAGTTCTTTGAAAGCTGGATCCTCAGCAAGCTCCAGTCGGGCAACGCCTATATTCTGAAACAGCGGGACGCACGCAACGTCGTCACGAAGCTGTATGTTCTTTCGCCGGACCGTTGCCGCCCGCTGATCGCGGAGAACGGCGAGGTCTTTTACCAGCTTTCGACGGATCGCCTTTCGGGCGTGGTGGACCAGGTCACTGTTCCCGCTCGCGAGATTATCCACGATCGGTTCAATTGCTTTTTCCACCCCCTGGTCGGCCTGTCGCCCATCTATGCCAACGGACTTGCGGCGACGCAGGGGCTTGCGGCGCAGAACGCCAGCGCGCGGCTGTTCCAGAATGGCGCGCGCCCGGGCGGCATCCTGACCGCGCCCGGCGCGATTAGCGACGAGACGGCGAAGCGCTTGAAAGATCATTGGGACAACAATTATTCCGGCGCCAATGCCGGGAAGGTCGCCGTCTTGGGCGACAATCTGAAGTTCGAATCGATGACCATGAAGGCGGTCGATGCCCAAGTGGTCGAGACGCTTAAGTGGTCCGCCGAAATGTGCTGCTCCACCTATCACGTACCTCCATACAAGGTGGGGATCGGGGCGCAACCGACCTATAACAATGTGCAGGCACTGAACACAGAATATTACAGCCAGTGCCTGCAAATCCTCATCGAGGCGATCGAGCTCTGCCTGGATGAGGGGCTGGGGACTGGTGACAGACTTGGCACCGAATTCGAGGTCGACAATCTGCTTCGCATGGACAGCGTCACCCAGATGTCGGCCCTCAAAGAGGGTGTCAGCAGCGGCATCCTGTCGCCCAATGAAGCGCGGGCGAAAATCGATCGCAAATCGGTGGAGGGCGGCGAGAGCCCCTATCTCCAACAGCAAAACTATTCACTCGCGGCTCTCGCGCGCCGCGATGCGCAGGCGGATCCGTTCAACACCGCCCCCGCCCCTTCGCCAGCGCCGGGTACCGACGCCCAAGAGCCAGCAAACGACAATCAGCAAGCCCGTGCGGCCTCCTTCGCCCTTGGCGGGGAAATCCGGCGGGCATTGCGCGTAAAGAGGATGCCCGATGCTTGATATGGCGGTTCTTGCCGAGGAGATCGCCGCAATCGTCGCAGACGAGGTGGAGCGTGCGACGGCACCCCTCATAGCGGAAAACAGCGCGCTGCGCGATCGGGTCGTGGCGCTGGAGAGCGTCGACCTCTTGGCCTTAGCAGTTCCGAGGCTGTCTACCCTGCTCGATGAACGGGTTGCAGCACTTCCGACGGCCAAGGATGGCCGTGACGGCGCGGACGTCGACATGGCGGAGGTCGAGCGAATGATCAACGCGGCTATCGAAGCCCGCCCAGCACCGAAAGACGGTGCGGATGTCGACATGAACGCCGTCGCAGCCATGATTGCCGACGAGGTATCCAAATCGGTTGCCGCCATCCCCGCTCCGAAGGACGGACGTGACGGCACGGACGTCAACATGGCGGAAATCGAGCGCCTGATCGACGCGGCCGTCGAAGCCCGCCCGACCCCGAAAGACGGTGCTGACGCCGATATGGATGCCGTGGCGGCGCTGATCGCCGACGAGGTCGCCAAATCTGTTGCCGCGATCCCCGCCCCAAAAGACGGGCGTGATGGAACCGATGGAGAAGACGGCGCCGGCATCGCAGATCTGGTGATCGATCGCGTCGGCAATTTGGTAGCGACCTTCACCGATGGGCGGATGAAAGAGTTGGGCATCATCGTCGGCCGGGATGGGACGGACGGAATTCCGTTCGGCGTCGAAGATCTGAACATGACGCTCATGGAGGACGGCCGCACGATCCGGATGGCCTTCGCGAAAGGTGAGAGCCAGTACGCGTTCGAAATTCCAGTCCCGGCAATGATCTACCGCGGCGTGTGGCGCGATGGACAGGCCTATACGGAAGGCGACGTTTGCACCTGGGGCGGCAGCCTTTGGCACTGCGACAAAGCCGCCGGTGGCAAGCCCGACGGCGGCGACTGGACGCTTTGCGTGAAAAAGGGCCGCGATGGGAAGGACGCTCGCTGATGGTGGCCCTTGTTTCCCTCGCAGAAGCGAAAGCCCAGCTAAGCATCCTTGCTAACGATGAAGATGCAACCATCTTGCTGGACGCGGAAATGGCGACCGACATAGTCATGGGCTACATCAAGAAGGATCTGGACGAACTGGGATGGACCTCGGAGAATGTCCCGTTCCGTATCAAGGCGGCTGTGATCCTTGTGCTGCGCGCTCTGTTCTTCAGCGATGAAGGGGAGCCGCTGAGCGCCGCTGCCAGGGCGCTGCTGCACCGTGATCGCGATCCGGCCGTCGCATGAAAGCTCGCAATCGTCGCCACCGCATCATGATTGAGGTGCGGACGACCGCGTCCGACGTCTATGGCGGCGAAGTGGAGACCTGGGCGAACTACGCTCCGGAATATGCCGCCGTCTATTACGGCACCGGCTCCGAGCAGCGCGAAGCGGCGCAGCAGGGCGGGTCGCAAAGCGCATCGTTCGAAGTGCTGAGCAACAGCAAAACCCGCGCCGTCAGCGTGATCGACCACCGCATCGCGTTCGACGGCGGCATCTGGAACATCACGGCGGCGCACGATCTCGACAACGGCGGACGGCGGCTCACAGCAGTTCGGGCGGCGGCCTGATATGGGCGAGAAATTCAAGCTCGAAGGCCTCCGGGAACTGGAAGCTGCACTCGGTCAGATGCCGAAGGCCACGGCCCGCGCCGCGGTAATGCGGTCGCTCCGCCAAGGCGGCGAGCCAATCGCCCGCGCCGCCCGTCGGTTGGTACCCGTCCGCGAAGGCACTCTGTCAGAAAGCATCGATGTCAGCCCCACACTCGCGCCATCGCAGCGCGGCGACCGGAAACTGGTCGCGCCGGTTGAGGTCCATGTTGGCCCCGGCCAGATGCCGCAGGCGATCACACAGGAATTCGGCACCTATAAGGAGCCCGCGCAGCCGTTCATGGGGCCGGCATGGGAGGCAGAGCGCATGAACGCGCTCGACATCATCGGCACGTCACTCGGGATTGAAATCGAGAAAACGGCGGCCCGGCTGGCGAAAAAGGCGAAACCGTAATGGATGTCGACCTGATCACCCGGCTGACGTCGGCGCCAACGGTCGCGGCGGGCAGCATTTCGTGGCTGGAGCGACCGAAGAAAGCCCAGATGCCGGGGATCACTCTCCAGCGGCTGAGCCCCGGCCGTGAATATACCTTCGATGGCGCCGTAAACCTTCAGGACACGATGACCCGCTTCGATTTTTGGGGATTGGCGGCACGGGACATCAAACCGCTCTTTCTCGCGGTGCTGGCTGTGCTGGAGCAGCCCGCGAGCATCGGCGCTACCCGTTTCGGACGGGCCACACTCGAAGCCGAACGCGACATCCCGCCCGAGTTGGTGCCGGAAATAGGCAATGTGTTCCGCATCAGCGCGGATTTTCGAATTTGGTGGAAACCTCTCTCATAGGAGCGAAAAATGGCAGGCGAGAGTGAAGCAATCACGGGCTTTGGCTCGGCGTTCCGGCTGGCGAATGGCTTGGGCGTTCTAACGGAAGTGGGCGAACTGATCGCCCTTGAACCCGGCTCCGAGGAGTGGGGCACGACCGAAAGCACCCATTTCAAAAGCCCGGGGCGCCGTCGCGAATATATCAAGACGCTGATCGAGTCCGGCCAGGGCAGCTTTCAGGTCAATTGGCTGCCCGGCAAGCCGACCGACGTCCTCATCAGTGAGGCTCATCAGGATCCGGGTTCCCGCGCATTCGAAATCGAGGTTCCGGCCGACAATGAGGGCGCAACTTGGGTCATCGGCGGCTTCGTCAACGTACTCAGCCGGACGCCGACCATTCCCATCGATGATCGTATGACCTGTCAGGTCGCGCTTCAGTTCACCGGCGCTCGCACCGAAGAGGCTGGTGAGTAATGGCGAACGCGATGCGTGGTGAGGCGATCTTGAAGGGTGATGGTGTCGAATACACCATCACCATGGATGCCGACGCCCTGGTGATGGCCGAGGAGGTCACGGGAAAGCCGATCAGCACCATTGTCGGCTTGTTCGAAAACGGCGCGCATCTCGGCATGACATCCGCGTTGGCGTGGGCGGGGCTGTTCCGTCAGTACGCCCTGCCCTATGAAGGCTTTCGCGACCGCGTGTTGGCATGGGGGCTCCCGACCGTACGCGATGCCGTCGCCGCGTCCATGCGCCATGCGTGGCCAGAAGCCGATGGGGCACCATCTGCGGACCCTCAAAAGCGGGATCAGGCCGCGACACCGGCTGGAACTGGCTCAAACTCCTAGAGCTCTGGTGCGAAGCCGGGTTTGATCCCGACACATTCTGGAGGCAGACGCCCCGCATTATCCAATCGGTTATCAGGGGCTACATTCAGCGCGAGAAAGCTGCTCACCGCGAGAATATGTATGTCGCGTGGCATCAGGCGGCATTTGGCAGGTCGAAACGGATGCCCCCGCTGTCCGATGCTCTGGGCGAGAAATCGCAGCCGAAATATCGTTCAAACGCACAGATGGTCACGATGCTGCGCAAGATGGAAAAGAGCGGCATCGGCCTGACGTTTCGCAAGGTGCCCGCACCGCCTAAAGCATGATCGGGTTGCAAGCGATCCGATGGTCTATCAATGTGCCCCGAAAGGGGTGCCTTATGATTCAAGCGATTGTCGGTCTTTTCCGTTGGGCCATCGTGGCCATTTTCATCATCGCCTTGCTTGCTGCTGTCATTCTGATGGGGACGAGCGGCGTCGGTTTTCTGGTCGGACTGCTCGGAATTGCGGGCACCGTCATGATGGTGGGCACGTCAGCAGTACTGCTTTCCATCAACGATCATTTGGCCGCCATGCGTCCCGCTGGTGCGCCAATAGTTGCCCCGACACCTGGCGCAGCCAGGCGCGCAACCATCGCCGGGGGAATTCTGCTGGCGATAGTTGCGATCGGCGGCGTTGCCAGCATGCTCCAGCCATCTGAGCAGACGGCCCCATCGGTGTCAGCTCCGCCCGCGATCCGCGAAGGGTCGTCCCTCAGGGATGGCTGCGTTCCAGATCTGGCAGCGAAAGTCGGCCTTAAATGCCGAGAATAGCGGGCACACAGCTCGAAATCTAATAAGGGCGGTCTTCGGGCCGCCCTTTTCTTTTGGGGAACGGGCAATGGCACGAGCCGTAATTGGCGCGCTCCGCGTAACGTTGGGGCTCGATTCCGCGCAGTTCGAAACCGGGTTGAAACGGTCGGGCAAGGAAGTCGATCAGTTCGGCCGCCGCGCCAAAAAGATCGAGCAGGCTGCGTCTCTGATCAGCACGTCGTTGCGTGGCCTCGCGGGCGCGCTCGGCCTTTCCTCGATCGCCGCCGCGGGCAACGCCTACATCCAGTTGGCTGACAAATCCAAGCAACTGTCGGCGCAACTGAAGCTGGCGACATCCAGCTTCGGCAGCTTCGGGCAGGCCCAGAAGGACGTCAACCGGATCGCCAATGAAACCCGGAACGGCTTGACCGAGACGGGCACGCTTTACGGCAATTTCATGCGTGCGACCCGCGAGCTGGGTGGCACTCAGGCCGAAGCGGCTAGGGCCACAGAGACGTTTTCGAAGACGCTGAAGATCAGCGGCGCCGATCAGAACGAAGCCGCCTCCGCCACGCTCCAATTTGGGCAGGCGCTGGCGTCCGGCGTGCTGCGCGGCGACGAATTCAATAGCATCATGGAATCGTCGCCCCGGCTCGCCCGCCTGCTGGCTGACAGCCTCAACACGCCGATCGGCAACCTCCGCAAGATGGCGGAAGAAGGCGAATTGACCGCTGATCGCCTGTTCCGTGCGCTCACCGATAAGAAATTCACCGGCACCATCGACGCCGAGTTCAGTCAGATGCCCGTCACCTTCGGCGAGGCGATGGAGCAGGTCCGTAACGCCGCGACCGTCACGTTCGGCGCGTTCGACCAAGGCGGCGAATTTTCCCAAGCGCTGTCTGATTTCGTCGGCACCGGCGCGGATGGCTTCGCCAATCTGGCCAAGGCGGCCGAAGAGATGGGCATCAGCGTCAGGAGCACGCTTGCCGGTCTGGCGAACGCCTTCGATCCGCTGCTGGAGGCTGGGCTATCCGTTTTTGAGCAGTTGGGGGGCGGCGCGTTCGATCTCCAGCAAACGATCCGTTCCACCTTGAAGGACGCCGATCGCCTGCTGAATATCGGGCCGAGCGTCGCAAATTTCTTCGGCGCGGGCGGTAAGTACGACAGCCATCTGCTGAAGGACTATGACGCCCGGCAGCAGCAGGAGCAGCGCCGTCTTTCCGGTCAGGCTGACCAGCGTCGCTTCGATGCGATGACGTCCGGATATGACATCCTGGGCAACCGGAAGGGCGAAGGGTATAAGCCCGCCGCTGCCAGCAGCGGCTCAAAAAAGAAGGGCAGCGGCCCGTCGGAAGAAACGCTTCGCAAGCGTGCGCAGAAAGAGGCGGAGCGCGCCGCGGACGCGCTGCGACGGTTCACTGACGACCTTGCTCGCGAACAATCAGATCTGGCAACGGCCCTGGCCGATCTGAGCGGGACCGTCGAAGCCCGCCGTGATGCCGACCTCAAGCAGATCGAGGTCGAGCGGCAGGTGCGCGAGCGCTCCATCAACGACAACGACCAGATCGACGCCGCGAAAAAGCAGCAGTTAATCAATCTGAACGATGAGAATGCCGCGGCGCGCAAACGCCTCACCCAGCAGCGCGCTCAGGAAGAGATCAACCAGCGGACGATCCAGCGGGAGCGCGATCGGGCCGATCTGGCCGTCGAACTGCTGCAATTGTCCGCAGCGGCGGCTCGTACGGCACAGGATCGCCGCGCCGTCGAGCTGCGGATCCTTGATGCGCAATTTGATGTCGAGCGTCGCACGCTAGAGATTGAGGCCGCATCGACCGACATGGAAACGGCGCTGCGCGCCCGCGCCCGCTTACTCGCCCTGCCCCAGTTACAGGCGGGTGCCACGTCTCAGGCGATGCGCCAAACGCAAGGGCCGCTTGAATCCTATCTGGATCAACTGCCCAAATCGGCTGCCGAAGCGCGAGAGGCATTGGAACAGGTTCAGGTCAACGGCCTCGACGGGCTGATAAACGGCTTGGCCGATGCCGCCAGCGGCGCACGCTCGCTAGGCGACGTCTTCAAGCAGGTTACGCAGCAGATCATCGCTGACCTGATCCGCATCCAACTTCAGAAGGCGATTGTCGGCGGGCTGTCCAGCGTGCTTGGTGGTGTATTCGGAGGGGGCAACCCTCTTGCAGGCTCCCTTTCCACCGCAAGCGCGAATGTATCGAGCCTCGCTTCGGGCATCTCTGCGCGAAATCTGACTGGCTTTGCGACCGGCGGCAGTTTCAAGGTCGGCGGGTCTTCGTCGGTCGGCGACCAGCAGCTTGTGCAATTCCGCGCGAACCGGGGCGAGATCGTCGATATTCGCAAGCCCGGCAATGACAATGGGGGCGGCCGCGTCCTGAGCTTCGACCTGCGCGGCGCAGTGATGACGGCCGACTTACTCGCCCAGATGAACGCGATGGCCGACGGCGCGGCGGTGCGCGGCGCCATGGGTGGCAGTGCTTTGGCTCAGGATGGGATCGCTCAGCGCGGTCGCCGCCGGATACCGGGACGGTAAATGACAATCATATCGATGCCTGACTGGGCGGTGCCGAACGGCGCCGTCCCCTACGTGCGCTCTTTCCGCGGCGTCCTGACCCCCTTCCTGGGCGGCCCGGATCAGCTCATCAACCGGCTGGGCACCCGCTTCGGCCTGCGCGTCACCCTCCCCCCGATGCCCACGCGCGACAAGGCGCTCACCGTGCAGTCGCGCCTGCTGCGCGCGATGGACGATCGCCTCCGCATCGAATGGCCCCAGCCCGACTTCGACATCGGCACGCCCGGCGCTCCGCTGGTCGCCGCCGCCGTCACCAGCGGCATGGGCGTCGCCATGAAGGGATTCACCCCCGGCGCGACCGTGCACGAAGGCCAGTTCTTCGCCTTCATCCATGGCGGCCGGCGGTATATCCACATCTTCGCCGCCGACGGCGTCGCCGCCTCCGATGGCACGCTGAGCGCTGTCGTCTGGCCGATGCTGCGCACGACCCTGTCGATCAACGACGTCGTCGAGCTCGATCCGAAGATCGAGGGAATCGTGAACCCCGGTGACGAAATGTCCTGGGAGATCGCCGTCGAACGCCTCGCCAGCTTCACCTTTACCGTGGCGGAGGCCGCCTGATGGATACCGCCCTGAAAAATGCGCTGGCGCTGTCCGGCGTCTTCCTGTTCGGCGCCGTGCGCATCGACCTGCCCGATCACACGATCCGCCTGGTCGACGGATCTGCGAATGTCGTCGTCAGCGGCGAACTGCACACGGGCATCGACGCCACCTTCGGAACCCTCGCCGATATCTCGGAGATCAGCGAAGAGATTGACGACAGCGCGCCCGAGGTGACGGTCAGCCTCTTCCCGCCCGATATCAGCGCCACGGCGGTGCTGGTAAACGCCGCTATGCAGGGCAGCCCGGTCAAGATCATGGCCGGTGCCGTCGATCCTATGTCCGGTGTCGCCATTGGCGCGCCCGAAGTCCTGTTCCTCGGCGAAATCGATGTCCCCACGATCAGCATCGACGGGAGCGGCGCTCGCAAGGTCGAATATTCCGTCGTCAGCGTGTTCGAGCGCCTGTTCGAGGTTGAAGAGGGTCAGCGCGCCAGCAACGGCTGGCACCAGTCGATCAATCCGGGGGAACTCGGTCTGGAATTCATGACGGGGACCGACGTCAATCTCTATTGGGGCGCGAAGCCGCCGCAGGGCAGCAACCAGAAAACCGGGCTTGCGGCAGCATTGGCCAATTCCCGGTCCATCATATCGGCCTTTGGCGCATGATGACGCCGCTGGAACGCCGCCACGCCGCGATCGAGGCGACCATGTCCCGCTACCGGGATCGGCCCTTCCAATGGGGCAAGGTCGATTGCGCAAAGGTCGCCGCGTATCACCTGAAGAAGCTGGGTCACCCCGTGAAGATCAGCAAGGCGGGCGCGTACAGCACGGCGCTGGGCGCCCGGCGCGCGATCACGCGCATGGGTTATGACAGCCTCCCGCTGCTGCTCGACGGCATCGGCCTGAGCCGGATACCCTACTCGCGGATGCTGCTGGGCGATCTGGTCGCGGCCGAAGGGCATGCGGGTCTGGATGCCATCGGGATTTACGCGGGCAACGGGCATGTGCTCGGTTTCCATGAGGATCATCTGGAAAGCGGCCTGGTTACCGTCGACCTGACCCCCTCCGCCGCCTGGAGCGTCCTGTAATGTCCGGCTTCCTCCGCAAGGCCGCGCTGGTTGTCGGCGCCGTCGCGATCATCGCTGCTACGGCCGGTCTCGCCGCCCCTGCTGCCGCCGCCACGGCCACCACAGCGGCGAGCGCAGGCGGCATAGCGGGCGTTTCCGCCGCCACGCTGACCGCCATCGGTACCTATGGCTCACTCGCCGCCGGGGCGCTGTCGATGGCCGCCGCCGCCACCGCGCCCGGCGTGTCCGCCCAGGGTAGCGCGACCAGCTTCACCACAAACCCGCAGAGCGGTCTCCCCTATGCGATGGGACGCACGCGCATGTCGGGCCTTCGCATCTATGCCCGGACATATGACGGCTTCAAGCAGCAGTCGAAGGACGACATTCTCGCCTTCGTCGCGATGCTTTCGATTGCCGGGCCTATTCAGGGCATAGAGCGGTTCACCGCCGACAATGAGGTGGTGACATTCGCCTCCAATGGGAATGCCATTGGGCGATTTGACGACTATATGGCGCAGAAGGTATCGCTGGGGCCATCGACCGGCCCCGCGCTGACGATGACCTTCGGCGGGAAGCAATTCCCGGGCTGGACCGCCAATCACAAGCTCAGCGGTATCGCTCATGCTCAGTGGGCGATGCGGTTCGACACCAAGGGCAAGCTGTACGGCGCTGGTCCTCCCGAACCAGCCTGGATAGGCAAGTGGGTCAAGGTTTACGACCCGCGCAAGGACAGCACCTATCCCGGCGGATCTGGCTCGCACAGGGCGCTCAACGAGGCGACCTATGAATGGTCGGACAATCCGGGCCTTCACGCTCTGACGTGGGCGCTCGGCCGCTGGCAGAATGGCAAGCGGGTTTGCGGAATTGGCGCCCCGGTGGCGAACATCCGGGTCGCTGATTTCGTGGAATGCGCGAACGTCTGCGATGCGAACGGCTGGAAGGTGGGCGGCGTCGAGTGGACGACCGACAGCAAGTGGGACAGCTTCAAGCGGATCCTTCAGGCCGGCGGCGCTCGGCCGACGCGCACCGGTGCAATGGTTGGCTGCATCGTCAACACGCCACGCACGGCGGTGGCGACGATCGAGAGCAGGCATCTGCATGACGGCCTGAGCCTGCCCACGACGAAAAGCCGCCGCGACCGGTTCAACACCGTCATTCCACGCTATGTCGATGAGGACAGCGATTGGGCGGTCATTTCCGGCACGGAGGTGTCGGAGCCTGTCTATGTGGCGACAGACGGCGGCCAGCGGACCAAGGAAATCGATTTCCCCCTGGTGCAGGTATTCAGTGGCGAGGAACCCAGGCAGCCAGGACAACTGGCCGCCTATGCCATCGTCAACAGCCGCGAAGCTGGGCCGTTCACATGGACGACCGGACCGGAATGGATCGGGCTGAAAACCGGTGACGTCGTCCTGCTCAATGTGCCGGAAGAGGGGCTGGTAAATCAGCCGGTGCTGATCACCCGCCGCGCGCCCGATCCGTCCACCGGCAAGGTGGCGTTCGCCGGCGAGACGGAGACGTTCTCGAAGCACGCCTATGCTCTCGGCCAGTCCACCACGCCGCCGACGCCGTTCGCGCTGACGGCGCCTGATCTCATCCCCGCCGCGCCTGAAGCATTGAGCTGGAGCGTCGCAGGCACGACATCCGGCGAGGGCTTCCCGGCCCTCCTGGTGACGGGCGAAAGCGAAATGCCATCGGCAGACGCGATCGTCATCGACTATAAGCGGTCTGCGGACACGGAATGGAGCAATAGCGCCATCCTCTCGGCCATCGCTCCGGTCAGCCATGTCATCGCGCCGCTGGAATCCGAAACCGCCTATGACGTCCGGATCGGCTACCGGGTCGGCACCATCGACGGCAATCAGACGATCTTCGCTAACGTGACCACCGGGCTGGGCAAGGTCACGATCATTGAGGGCCAGCTTGCCGAACAGGTCGACATCATCGGCCAACTTGAAACCGACCTAGCCGCCGCCGAAGCGACGGTCGCCGTCGTCCAGACACAGGTCGATACCGACCTTGCCGCCATCAACACCGAAATCGACACGATCAACGCCAGCATCATCGACCTGAGCGAGGAGATTGTCGGGATTTCGTCGGCGGCGAACCCGAACCTGTTGCTGGGCGGGGACTTTGCTACGCTGGACGGATGGACGCACGATGGTGGCTGGGTAGCTGTCAATGATCCATCATGGGGGCTTTTTGCCTATCGCCCCGCCTCTGCCAACGGCACCTACAATTTAACCAAGCGGTTCGACGCCCCCCGCGCAGGCGCTTTTTATACCCTTTCAGCAGATGTGAGCTTTTTCGCTACCAGCGGTGCTGCTTATGTCGACATGGTATTTCGTGATAGCGACGACGGGGTAATTCTTGACGCCCCGCAAACGCCCTTCCCGCTTAACATCGACTTCTCGACGGGTGACACAAACCGCAAGCTATATAAATGCACGGCCCAGTGCCCTCCTGGAACAGCATACATTGAGTGCCGGTTCGTTCTTGAGAGTGTGACAGGCCTCACAAATGCAGGCGTCCGCCGCATGAAGCTGGAGACAGGCGACAAGGCGACCGCTTTCTCCTCGGAGGCCTCGGCTTACAGCACCTATCAGACCGGCGTATCCAACTCGGGGTTGATCGCTGGCCTCAATACCGAGGTCAATACGCCGGGAGGGCGTGTCCAGCAGGCGCTGAACGCGACAACGGCGCTGACGGGCAGCCTCGCCACGCTGACGAACACGCTGCGGGCAACCGGCAATCCGAACCTGATCCCGAACGGCAGCTTTGAGAATGGCCTGTCGGGGTGGGTGACCAACCTCAGTGGGTGGTCCGTGGCCACCAACAATATCTGGGGAACCTATGCCTACAACCAGTCGAACATAGCCAACGGGACTGACAGCCTCATCTACACCGACATCGCTGCGTCTTCGGGAACGTACACGCTGACCTATGACGCCGCTTTCAACATCTCTGGTGGCACCGGCACTCTAATCGCACAGGTGCAGTGGCTGGGCGCAGGCGATGCACTGATCGGTTATGTCAACGCACCGGGCCGCGTCTACAACGACTTCGGCTTCGACACGGGCCTCGTCAACCGTGATGCGAGCAAGTTCACCGTCACTGCTGCGGCTGGCACGGTGAAGCTCCGCGTCGTATTCTACTTCAAAAAGACCAGCGGCACCTCGGTAGAGCATAACCTGCGCCTCGTGAAGCTGGAGGCCGGGAGCATCTCCACCGCCTATTCGGGCGAGGCCTCGCTGCGGCAGGCCTATACGGTCATGGCGGGCATGAACGCCCAGCTTTCCGAACTGAACACCGAAGTCATGACGCCGGGCGGGCGGGTCGGCGTCCTCCAGTCGAGCATGACGACGGCCCTGGGCAACGTCGCATTGTTGCAGCAGAACGTCACCACGGGATCAGGCAACCTCCTGCCGCAAAGCAGCTTTGCCGCTCCGGGCTGGCCTGCGGGCTGGGATTGGTACTCGCCATTCCCCGGCTCCTATACGGAACTCGCAGTTCGTGATCTGGCTGGCGATGGGTGGCGGCCCGGTGGTAACTTTGGGGCCGGGCAAGGTGAGCATACTTTTGGTATGCGACAAGTGAACGGAAACACCGGGGATTGGGGCCAGTTGCATACCCAGCGCATCCCCGTGCAGGGCAACAAATGGTACTCGTTTGAACTGTTCCAAGCCGCGCACCGCGCCAATTGTGGCATCAAGATCGAATGGTACACGGCGGCGAATGGCTTCATATCCGCCACCGACGCGGGATATGTGACGGTAGGCACTGGCGGCACCGACATCAACGCATGGACAAACCGTTATGTGAAGGGGCAGGCTCCCGCGAACGCGGCCTTCGCCGTTCCTGTTGCCTACAAGGGCGGCACCTATGCTGGGCAGGGCGACAGCTACATGTGGATCACCCGCCCGATGTTTATCGAGGTGACGTCCGCCTATGTTGGCCCATCTGCATATGTGCCATCAGGGGATCGCGCATCGGTCGAGGTCATTCAGCGAAGCGTCGACGGCGTTGTCGCCCAATGGGGCGTAGCGCTGAACGTCGCTGGCAAGATCGTAGGGCGCGTCAGGCTGGACGGCAATGCCTCGACATCGACATTCGACGTCGAGGCGGACGCCATGAGCGTGACCAAATCGGGCGGCGGGCCATCACTGACGTGGACCAATGGCGCTCTCATCGTGAACGACGGCCTCTGATATGCGCAGGCTGGTGTACGGGCGGCGCGCCAATGATGATTATGGGCTGTTCACATCTCCTCCGGCAGTGGACGCCTTCACGGCTGGCGACGCGGACCTGAGTTTCTCGTCTATGCTGCCCCATGGCGCGCTGGTCCATGCGCGGGGCATCATGACCGGGATACCGGTGGGCGGCACGACGGTATCCTTCCCGGCGCTGGCCTATGTGCCGCAGGCGATCATCGGCTATTACGACACCGCCAACGGCATTTATTACTACTTCCAGATGTCCTCCAGCGCCTACTACGCCTACAATCCCAGCAGCGGCGGGACGGTCACCATTACGCGTGGCTACGGGCCGAGCGCGATCATCACCCCTTCTTCCATCTGGATCGACAGGTTCGGCCTCGCCAATTGGGCAGCGCACTATGCCATCCTGCGCGTGCCAGGGGGGTCGTAATGGATAGGTGCAAGCTCACCGCGTCTGGCGTGTTGCGGATTTCCAAGCCGGGGTTCGACGTCAACACAGCCGCCTCGTCCGATCTTCTTTTCGATAGCGCTGCCAACGCCCTCTATCGCGAGCGGGCCTTCTACACGCTCCAGATTACAGGCAATGGATCGTCCCGCGTCAGCACCGCCCTCAGTCATGGACTGGGCGTCGTTCCGCTGCTGATCTACGGCCTCCAGTGGTATCTGTCAGGGAACCCGACCTACTCGCCGCACGGCGACTATAACGTCTGGGCGACCTCATCAGTGGTGGGGTTTGGCAGCGCTTTCGCCCTGCCCTCGGGGCAAGTCGCCTATGCCCATGTTCACCTGTTTACGGAGAATGTGTGATGGTGGACCGTCTCCGTATGGACGCCACAGGCCTTAAAATTTCCAAGCCGGGCATCGCAGTCTCCAGCGCGACGCCCTCGCAATTGCTGCTGGACACGAACCGCGTCATGCAGGTCTGGCACAGCGCGATCCATGCCCGGCCTGCGTCCTTCGACCCCTTCAATATCTATAAATTCGTTTCCTACTCCTATCCATCGCTGCCTTACGTCCCTTGCGCGCAGCTACAGGTTTACGCGGCTGGTCAGTGGCGTCAGGGCTTGAACGTGGACCTGATCGGCATGGCCTTGGGCGTCAGCAGCAGCGCCTATTCCTTCTACTGGACCACCACTTCCGCCGCCGCCAGCGCGCAGATCGATTACATCCGCGTCACCATATTCAATGTGAGAGGTCAGGCATAAATGACACAGTATGTTGGTCAGTCGATCATCGTCTTCGGGCCGGATGGGATCGGAAGTCACGCCGCGCCCTGGCCGTGGATGGACGAATATGTCGCGATGCTCGACGCAGACGGCGCTCGCTATGCCATCGTCCCCGACGCCCTTCCCGACGCCTATTGGATGGACGACGCTGGCGAGGTGCATGGGCGCGAGAGCGTTGAACTGACGATCGACAAATCGCGGATCGTGGCGGGCGGAGCGGAAGAGGCGGTTGTCGGCGGGCTTCCGACGCATTGCACCGTGTGCATCGGCGACGAAGCGCAGGCGGTCAGCGATGGCGAGTTGATCCTGTCGGGCGGATCGGCGGGGCTGATTGCCATTCGCCTCACCGGCCCGCACCGCTCGAACACGCTGACACTGGAGGCCGTGGACATGGCGGCGCTGCGCCTCGCCAAGAAGGCGCAGATCGACGCCGACGCCGAAGCATGTCGGAACCGGGTCATCACGCCGGGTTCCGGACAGGCGATGACGTATCTCCGCAAGGCGGAGGCCGCGCGCGCTTTCCTCGCTGGCGACATGCCGGACGGCCCGCAGAAAGAGCGCATCACCGATGAAGCAGCGCGGCTCGGCATCACTCCGGAAGAAGCCGCTGCGGCGATCCTCGCTATATCTGACGACTGGGAGGTGTTGGATCGGCTGGTGGACAAGGTGCGGCTGGACACCAAAAAGGCGCTGGAAGATGCCCCCGGCCTGGATGACATCGACGCGATCATGGACGCGGTAACGTGGCCGGTCTGATCGTTCGCCGCTCCGCCCGCATTCCCGTCCATCAGGCACAGGAGGCCTCATGATCCACACCGTCGCGGGCGCCGCGCAGAGCGTTGCCGCCGAAGCCGTGCGAGCCGGGCCGATCAGCTTTGCGCCGCCCAGCTTCAATGGCGACCCGTCGCTGTTCCTGTTCAACCTGTTCATCATGACCGCCGCAACGTTCCTTGGGGCGATGATGGTGGGGAAGCAGGCCAGCAGAATTTGGGCATCGCGCCTCGCCGACCATCCGTTGGAGCCTGTGACGCTCTATCGGGGAATCACCCTGCTGGCGGGGCTGGGGCTTACCCTGCGGTGCGGGGCGGCGGCGCTGGAGCTATGGGGCTGGAATCCGGACGATCCCGTCACCGTCGCCCGCGTCGTGATGGCCAAGCGCTGGATCGACCCGATCGCGGTCGGCTGCGGCTTCCTCTGGATGGTGATCGTCATCCTGGGCGAGCCTGGGATCGAGTTCCAGTTGCGAAAGGCACCGATGCCCATCGATATGTGGTCGCGCTGGCCGGTGCTTGTCCGCGCCGGGGCTATCGTGATCCTGAGCTTTGTCGCGGCACTGGCAGCCGTATGTCTGCGGTGAGATTTACATGGGGGGCGTCAGCAGCCGTGACCGGCACACTCTTTTCGCGCGATCCCGTCATCTGGTGGATCGCAGGCTATCCTTTTCCCGCCGGGCCAGTCGTCGTCTGCATCTGCGGCGTCATCATCACCCGCGTCGTCATCGGCTTGCAGGCCAAGGGACGGGCGCAATGGGCGCTGGACATCGCCGTCACCGCGCTCTGCCTGCTGGTGGCCGTGCTGTGGGTGCAGGCGCACCAACTGGACATGCTGGGAGCTGGTCTTACCGGCATCGGCATCGCGGCGGTCGGCGTCGGCATCATCGGCATGGCGAAGGGGTTTGTCACCGGACGGATTCGCGCAGCCATGCAGGCGGCCGGTGAGGCGCTGATCGGCGCAGGGAAAGCACCGCCGGGGCCGTGATGGTCCCCGCTCCGAACAGGAAAAAGGGGGGAAGTCCGGAGCGAGGTTGACCCTGAATAGGTCCGCCCGGCTGACTTGCCTATCCGCACAAATACCAACCGATTTTCAAGGCGCTTCCGGCGCCTTTTTTCATGGGAGATTGAAATGGGCACAACCGACCCGGCGTGGCTGCTCGCTGCGCGGAAACTGCTCGGCACGCGCGAGGCGGCCGGAGCCGCGAACAGCCCGACCATCCTCGGCTGGGCAAAGCTGCTGGGCCTCAAAATCCTCGGCATCACCTACAACGCCGACAGCGTCCCGTGGTGCGGGCTATTCGTGGCTCACTGCCTGAAAGCTGCGGGCATCGACCTGTCAGGCATGAAGGTGGCAGTGCGCGCCAAGGCGTGGGCCGAATGGGGCGCGAACCTTGGGGCAGCGGTGCTGGCACCCGGCGCTATCCTTGTCTTCGATCGGGAGGGCGGCGGCCATGTCGCCTTCTATGTCGGGGAGGACGCCACACACTACCATGTGCTGGGTGGCAATCAGGGCGACACGGTCAGCATCATGCGGCTTGCAAAGGGCCGGTGCATCGCCCGGCGCTGGCCGCGGGGTGTGCCGGTGCTGGGCAGGCCGGTGCATCTGTCCGCCAACGGCGCTCCGGTGTCGAGGAATGAGGCATGATGGCGGCCGCCGCCCGCTGGTGGCGCGAGGGGCTGATCGCTGCCCTAGTTGTCGTCGTCGCCCTGCTCGCCATGAAAGTCGAGGTTCGCACCGCCCAACGGGACTCCGCCCGCACCGGCCTCGCCGCTGAACAGCAGGCGCACCAGCAGACCATCACCAATGCCCGCGCCGCCACCGCCGAAGCACAGCGACAGGCTGCCGCAAATGTGAAGCGCGTGCAGGCCGATCAGGCCGCCATCACCGAAAGGACCGTGAATGACTATCAGGCTCGCCTTGCCGATGTTGATGCTCGCTATGAGCGCGTGCGGACAGCGCTTGCCGCCCGCACCGATCTCCGCAGTTCCGACGCAGCCCCAGTGTCCCTCGCCAGCGAAGCCACCTGCCGAGCTTATGGAGGAGCCGATTGTGACGGACTTCTTGCCAAGCTCAGAATAGCCGAGCGGCAGGCGTGGAATCTCATCGCTCTGCGGCGATGGGTGGCTGAGCAGTCTCAGGTCGACAATCAACAGGAAGGGAAGAAATAATGGCCACAGTTCATGTCACCCTGTCCCGCGTCGAGCGGGGCGGGATACGGGCATTTCCATAAGGATCCTTCAGCCCCGCATTGGTCCAAGGCCTAAATTTTGAGCGTTTGACCGCCCCGACACCAACGACATCGAAGGAACCTACTATGGCCAAAAGCTACCCTGATTTCATCATGACCGGCAGTTGGCAGGATATAGCCGCCGCGACCGGGTACACTACCATTGCCAACCAAAAGGTAACGATCCAGCAGAAGTCCGGATTCTCCATGCTCGTTTTCATGGGTGGCGCTTCGGCGCCCGGCGAAAAAGACGGAATTGCAATGACACGGGCGAAAGCTGTTACCGGCACTTCCGACCATTTTTGGGTCAAGGGCAAGGGTCGCGCCGCAGTGTTGGTGGAGGACTAATCGATGCCTATCAGCGGAGTCATAAATCCTGCCACCGGGAGCAGTGTGTCCGGCAAGGCATCGACCGTAGGACAATCGCAAATGGGAAACGTCTACTCGTTGCGCGCGCCCCTCGCTTCCCCTGTTACATGGAGCAAGGTGTCGGGGCACGCGAACTTGAGCGTCAGCGGAAGCCAGATCGCGTTGGCGTCCGCAATCGCAGCAGGCGTTTCTCAAAGCATTATCGTGCGCGGCGTGTCAGGGAAAAATGCTGTCGAGTATGAGGTAACACTGAGTGGAGACGGCGTGCCCGCACCTTTACCTACTCCAGTTCCTGCATCTTCCGGCTTGCGGCCTGCCGATCGGGCTGTTGCGCACAGCAGCAGCCACTTGACCAGCTTACAGGTTATCCCCGGCAAATCGCCCAACCGCGCATTGAAAAACCCTCGCGTCTGGCTCCCAGGATTCTACAGCAACAACACCGGAGCCAGCCCGACGGAGATGCAGGTACCGAACCAGTTTCAGGTGGAGTACGCGCTGGGTATCGGCACCGGGGCGGCGAACAAGCGGCGCAAGGCCACGATCGGCGGCCAGCCCAGCACAACGCGGGGCGGCGCTGGTTCGCTGTATGGCTACAATACGACCCACGATTGGGGCTGCTGGACGGACCCGATCAAGGAAGCGGACGGATCGGACCTGTTGATCCCGCCGAACAGCGACCTCCTGCACTGCTCCATCGTGCTGGTGGCAAACACCGCGCACGTTTTCCCCTCTCAGATTGCATCTGCTGCGCCCGCAGCGGGGAATGTCAGCCGTGGCTCGACCGTTGGTGCTTTCTCCGAGTTTGAGAGCTTCCTGACTTCTACCGGGACGATCGCGCAGTTGAGCAACAGCCCGGCTGGCTACGGCCCTGTGATGATGGTGGCGGAAGATGCGGGAACCGGCGAGTTGGTGTCGTTCCTGCTCACCGGCGACAGCCGTTTTTATGGCGTCGGCGATTTCGGATCGGGCTTGCCTGCCAGCCAAAACTTTGGCGCTCGTCAGGCTGGCGCGCGGGCAATGGTGTCTCTGGGCTTCCCGCACGCAAACATTTCCATTCCCGGCTCCAAGCCCGACAGCGACACCGATTGCCGCTATGAGGGTATCCGCCAGTGCATGGCGCTCTATGGCGGGAAAAGCCCGTTCACGTACACGCTCAGCAACCATGGCAATAATGGCGACCTGACCGCGAACATTACGAACATCCAGACGGAGCGCGCTGGCCTCGCCTCGCTGCTCGGTGCTGCCGCAAAGCACGGGAAGACCACGCTACCACCGCGCATCGGCACCGGTGGCGATTATCGCACCGCGGCTGGCCAGACGCCAGCGGCAGACGACACCTATCCCAATGGTAAGCGTGCCATCCTCAACAACTTCATTTTGGCAAACACCAGCGGTGGGAACCCGATATGGGATTTCGTCATCGACATGGGTAAATACGGTTCGGCGGCCAAGGATATGGCATACGGCGCGGGCGGCTTCGATCAGGCGCGCAGCGCTTTCCCGTCAGGCCCTTCGTCCACCGTGGCGGTGGCATGGTCGACTGGCACTTCTATCACCCTCAACGGCAACGTGTTCCAGCCGGGCGACATGTTGTCCCTTGGCGCGACCTTCGACCGCACGAAGCTCATGGGGCCGGTGACGGCGGCGGTCGATAACGGCAACGGCACGCAGACGCTCACGATCGAAACGGGCGGCACGCCATCCAGCGTCAGCTATGCAGTTGGCGATCCAGTCACGCGAATTGCTACCAAGGACGGCACCCATGAGGCCACATGGGTTTCGGTCCTTGAGGCCGCAGCGATAACCGAATGGTCCAACGCTGGTCGCCCGGCGAGGTATCCGGCAGCATAACCGCGGACGTTTATGCGACGGATGCTACCGACGTTTTGCCGGTAGCCCTTCCAGTAATGGTGCGGGCAATCTTATGTGAAGGCCTCTCGACGGTCCTGTAAAGCAACTCTGCCAGAGCAAAAGAGGTGGCGACGCTGACGGCGAAAAGGATCGGCGTCGCTACCTTTCCATAAGAGAGGTGCATCACCGCCAAAATCACGGGGAGGTGAACAAGATACAAGCTGTATGAAACGCGGCCAAGATATTGGAATGGGGCGCGCTCCAATATGCCCCGAATGTATGGGGATGCAAACGCAGCAACCGTGATGATGATTGCCGCTGGCGCGGTGGCGTAGAGGCGGACGCCGCGTGAGAATGGGTAGCCGTATAGGGCCATGGCAATCGCGAACATGGCGACAAGTTGCCATTTTTGAAGATTCCGGAATTTTTCCACGACCCATTCGCGATAGATTGCCATACCTGCCCCTGCCGCGAACAGCACGACGTAGCGTAATGTGTCGAACCAAGACACAAGCGGCCCGTCAAACATTCGTGCTGCAATATGCCCAGCGAGACTCAAGAGCGCGGACGCTACCAGCGCCCGAACAGGCGCGCGTTTCATGGCTATGCAGATTATCGGCATAATGATGGCAATGCGGAGTTCGATCACAAGGGACCACATCACATTATTAAGGGTGATCCAGTCATCGCCGCCCAACATGGCAAGGTGTCCCGCGATCAAAGCTGCGCTGAGAGACTCCGACCAATTTCGGTTGAACCAGTCGCTTAGGCCGACAATCGGAGCGTAACCAACCAGCGCCACGCCCAGAGCGGCGAGTAAAATGCCGCCAGCGAACGCGGGATAGATACGAACGAAGCGATTTAAGATATACGCCCCGTAGGATGGGGCCTGCGGCCGGTCCAGGCCAAGCGTCAAAACAAAGCCGCTGAGGACGAAGAAGATCAGCACGGCCCCGCCACCATTAACGAATGGATATAAAGGGGGCAGCAATAGAGCCGCTAACCCGAAATCGCCCGCACCGAACAACTGAAACGGCGTCTTCCAAAAGGAAGTGAAGCAATAGAGCCAATGGTGCAAAACAACGCTTAGTGCTGCCAGCCCCCGCAAGCCATCAAGCGAATAATAGCGCATACGAATCCCCCTGTCCGAATTTGCATATTATGTTTTTCAGCGACTTGGTAGCGGTGCCTCACTGGCACGGCACCAATTGGCGTAGCAGTAGCACCGATATGGCACACTTGCGTCGATTGTGGTTCAGGAGGAATATCTGATCTAATGGTCATTTGCAGAGTTGCAGGCGGCTTCCCGGTGTTTGCTGATATCCAGCCCCCCCCAACCCCAAGACGGTAATCCGCGCTCAAGAGTGGGGGCGATCAGGAATGATCCCAATTCGCCTCCATGCTTGCGAGCCTGTCCGCTTCGCGGGGATACCCTTCCGCGATAAGCTGATCCACCATGTCCTGAACCTCGCGCGGGTGCATTGGATGCCCCTTCTCCATCTGCTGCATCAGGGCGCTCATCTCCCGCAAAATCTCGCTGTTGTCCGTGACGAACACATCGGGTCTGGGGCGCGAAGCCGTCCGATTGATCTCCTCGCGAGTGGGGCGGCTCGCAATGCCATTATCCCTCGCCATGGGCGACCTCCATCGCAGATGCGTCCGTGTTCGCCCAGGCGATAGCTCCGACCATGAATGGACTGTCGTCCCGGCGCCCCTCTCGAATTTCCTCGTAAAACGCTCGATCGCCGATGCCCCGATTTTGCAATTCGCGCGCTACCGCGTCCCGGATGACGTCAATGTTCATCCCAATGCTCCGCGTCTCCAAACCTCTCCTTTACCTCCTCCGTCATCGCGGGGTCGGGCGCGATTGAAAGGTCTTGGCCAACAGCCAGATCATATGCGGCGCGCAGCGCGTCCATTCGCTCATCGAACCCATCGCCAAACCGCTCATGCGTAAAGTCGGGGTGCGGTTCATCCAGCCGGACAGCGACAAACCACTGCCCTCCTTTATGGTCGAGGATGACGTCTTCCGCCCCGTCCGGCGCGCGGAACATATGCTGATCCTGATTTTCCAGTTCCATGGAAACCTCCTTCTGAGTCGGTCTCCATAATAGAACGAAATGAGAACAAACGGGAGTCGGTTGACTCTGGGCCGGTCGCGGATCACGCTAAGTGCATGTGCAATCGGGCAGAACGCGGCGCGACAGACAAGGTGCTGAACCTGTTCGGCGCGCACCGTGGCATCCGGTTCAATGAAGGCCCGCTCGAAACGCATCCGGCGCAGCCCGGCACGGTCGTGAGGCTGGAAGACGGCCAGCGCGTGCTGGAGCAGATGACGTGGGGCTTCCCGCTCGCGCAGAAGAGCAAGAAGACCGGCGCGCCGCTGAAGCCGAAGCCGGTGAACAATGCCCGGTTCGACAAGCTGGGCACCTATTGGAAGCGCTGGGCGGTCGACCCGCGCAACCGATGCCTGATCCCGACCGCACGCTATGCGGAGGCCGTGGGCGAACCGGGGCGCATGACCGAGACTTGGCTATCGGTGCGGGATCAGCCGATCTTCGCATGGGCGGGCCTGTGGTCGAACAGCGATGAGTGGGGCGCTGTCTATACCGGCGTGATGACGGACAATGCGCCGGAGCTGATCGATATTCACGATCGTTCGCCTGTGATCCTCGATCCGCAGGATTGGGACACCTGGCTTCACGCGCCGCTGGAAGAGCTATATCAGTTCGACCGCCCATATCCGGCCGACCGGATGACGGTCGAGCACACAACGAATCCGTGGTTCAGGAAAAAGGCCAGCGCGCCGCCCGGCCCGACGCTGCTCTGAGATCGAAAGCGGGAACAGCGATCCGCGCGCCCCTGCGTCAAGGGTTAATCGTTACGCCTTGGGCGAACAGCTTCGCCTGATCGACGACATAGCGGACCGCCAGTTCGGTGCGGCGCTCGATGGGCGCCTGCCCCCGTTCCATCTGTCCGATCAGCACACGCGAAACGCCGATTGCCTCCGCCATCTCATCCTGCGTCCATCCGGCATCCTTGCGGAGCGCCTTCAATTCGTCGGGTTGCATGATCCGTCACCTTCCCATATTCTAACCCCTATCCCCGCCCCGGTGGCTAGACCGAGGCGGGGGGCTTCTAGATTTCGATTGTGAAGCTGATCTTCACTTTCCAAATCCGAAGCCGGATCGAGACTGACATCTCTTTCCTTTCGGGTCTGTCAGCGGGCTTACCGGGGTGGTCTCGCCGTCTGACAAGACAATAGATAAGCCACTTATCATTCCCATGCAAGCGGAATTTGATAAGTGGCTTTTCTTTTTGCAACTGATCTGGTGGTCGTCCGCAGAGTTGGGGCCCGCGAACATGACACGAACGGAAAATTTATCGTTGTGATGAAACCGCCGAATTCAGCCGATTATTAGGCGCCGCGTTTTGTCAGCGGAAATTTGACGTTGCATACGCATTGCGCGTGAGTATCATCGGAGACAGCGAAGAGATCGATGACGGAAGATCCTTGTGGAAGGGATCGTCACCCAGGCAGGGGATCGATCTCTTCGCTGTTCCCCAAGAGCAATGGACTGCTTTGAGGCCCGAAGATCGGGTAACTCGCGTTGCCCCGATACAAGGGATAGTGGCACACCCGCATTCAGGTGCAAGAGGGTAAATGACGGTCGAACCATCCGGCCGGTCGGGTAGCGGGCGGCGCCCGTCGGCCACCAGGTCGAGAGATCCTCAAAAAACCCCAGATTTGTTGGCCTTTTTTGAAGGCAAGAGAAACAATTTGCCAATGAAAATAAATTTGGCTTGCCACGTATTTGCAATAGGCGGCCGGTCGAGGCCGTCGGTGCTACCGGCGGGCGCCTATATGTAGTGGGACGGCGCTGGGGCAAAAACGAGGTAAGGCGAATCGTTTTCGCCCGACCAATTTCAGTCTGGTGCAAGATTCGCTCCCTAGCGAATCGAATAATGTTCCTGTTACGTTCTCACCATGAGACAGGATGATGATGATGACGAAAACGCGGGTGAGCGCGCTGTGGCGGCATATTTCCACGGAAAGCGAGCGGCGCGGAAAGAGGCAGGCAAAGGCAAGCCCAAGACGGCTGGCGACTTTCTGCACCACCGCGCGAATACCGATTGGTGGAACGACGCACTGGGCAGGAAGAATTGATCGGCATGGATCGATGGCAGCGAGACAGGGCTTTCATGGTTCTGGGTGCCGACTTGCGCACCGCACGCGCCGCCGAGCGCCGCACCGAAATAGCAAACTGCCAGCCGGGCGAGACGCTGGAACTGCGCCGCGAGCGCGGCACCCGCGGCGGCAATCGGATGGTCGGCGTCTATTCGGCCCGAGGCGTGCAGATCGGATATCTCTGGCCTGACGATGCCGAGAGGGTAGCGGGGCTGGTCGCTGTGGCCCGCGCTATCTTCCATCGGCCGGATACCTTCGGCGCTGTGGCGCGCATACGGTTCGACGGCCGCTCGCCTATGTTGCCGCCCGCTAAGCCGAAGCGCGAGACGCATGAACCGCCACGCCCGCCGCGCGATGAGTTCTGCGGGATTTTTCCGACGCGACTACAGCTTTGAGGCGATCCAGCGGGCGGCGGACAGGAGCATCATCCCTGAGCTGATGAGGGTCAGCCCGCCGATCACGAAAACCTCGATCTGCAACATGCGTTTCCGCATCAATCGGCTTTAGCCGTGGTGAATTTGCCGGTCTTCGATGACCGGGCTGTGCGGTAGCGTCCACGAGGGCTTTTGGCAGCCGGAACCTTGCTTGATGCATGGATCGGAGAGCTGTGCGTCGCATAAGCCAATACATGACTTTTGCCTGATCCCGATTTAGATCGAAACACGGCCGGGCCCAGATCGAACGCCTCATCAGCCCTGACGTCTACGGCGCCCAGCGGTGGGGTTATCATCAACTTTTTCGCGACGAGATCGGCTTCAGCAGACAAAGTGTCCGCATCCATCGCTGTAGCTTTTGCATCAAGCCGCTTGCCCGCCCATTTTGCCAGCAGTAGGGAGCCACCGCCCAAGATGACGGCAATCCCAGGCAAAGCTATCTGATAAACGATCGGGTCCAAGCTCATTCCTCTGGCCTCAGCTCTTGAAGCAGCGCGATTGCGAAGCCCCCGAATGTCAGCCCCGCAAGCGCACCAGCCAAAATCCAATATGTGTCACCAGCGGCACTATACCATAGGCCGAACCCAGCAACAAACGAGGTCAGGGAGGCGTTGTACATAAAGGACGACCCGGCCTTGAACTGTTCGTTGAGCCGCTTCGCTGCAGCCTTCTCTTCCGATGTCATGGCGTGTCGTCACCCCCCGATTCTTCTCGGAGCTTTTGGAGAAGGTTTCCGCGGGAGTCGATCCGCTCAAGCAGCAAAATGTCAGCCGCTCAGGGCGGACCTACTGACACTGGCGTCATTTCGACAATCTCCGCAACGCCGCAGACTAGCGTCCGTGAACAAAACGTGTAACATGTCGAAATCGGCATTGAAAAATAAGGATAATCATCTGACTTTTAATCAGTAGGTCGCTGGTTCGAATCCAGCAGGGCTCACCACCTCTTCAGGTGAGCGCGGTCATTAGGATCGCGGCGCAGCACCAGAGTTGGATCGACACCAGCAGTCCGAACAAGATGCCGAACATGGCGTGAGGCTTGATTGCATCGTTCATCGGTCCTCTCCCGATTCTTTCTATCAGATGAACGAACCGATTAAGCTTCTGGTTCCCTATGGTTTTTTGACGCGATCGGCGACCCCTGCGCCGATGCGGATCGGGCAGGAGGTGTTGATTTCCAACACTGCGTTGAGGCGACCGAGGCCCAGCCATTTGACGCAATGCGCGGCCAGTTCCAACAGCTGGTCGGCTGAGAAATGCGCGTTCAGTCGTCCCAGAAGCCATCGTCAAAGGCGGACGGGCCGGTCGCGAAACGCTCGGCGAAGGCGATGGCGAGCGCTTCGTGCGGGGCATAGCTGGCGCGATTATCCGGGTCGTCCACACCCGCGAAAAGGGCTTCGGTCAGGCCATATTTCTTCGCCAGCATTTTCGCGCCGCCGAACTGGCTGAAGGGCTGGTCGGGATAGCGCGCCTCGATGCCGGGGCTGCGATAGGTGCCGAAGCCATGTTTGGCCGCCAGCGTCCAGGGCAGGCTCATGGGCACGCGGGTCATGCTTTCGACGCCGGAGGCGATCACCACGTCCTGCACGCCCGCCATGACGGTCGCGGCGGCGAAGTGCAGCGCCTGCTGCGACGAACCGCACTGGCGGTCGACATGGGCGCTGGCGACGCTTTCGGGCAGGCCCGCCGCCAGCACGGCGTTGCGGGCGATGTTGGCGCCCTGCTCTCGGCCCGGGCAGGCGCAACCCATGATGATATCCTCGACGGCTGCCGGGTCGATGCCGGAGCGGTCGACCAGTCCTGCAAGGACTTTACCCGCCAGATCGACGGGATGGACGTCAGCGAGGCGCGCCACGCTTGCCGCCCGCGCTGCGCGCGACGG